TACGCTTGACCTTTCTAGCCCACCAGCAATTGGCTCTACGGCGGCAAGCACAGGTGCATTTACAACTCTTAGCGCATCATCCACGGTTAGTGGTACAGGGTTTAGCACTTATCTTGCAAGCCCACCTGCTATTGGTGGCACTGCTGCTGCTGCTGGTACGTTTACGACTGTTACCGCAACAACGGTAAATATTGCTGCATCAGCAGCTAATGCTGGTTTGACGTTGTTGCGAGATACTGGAACCGCCACTAGAAGTTCGCGCATTTTTTTGGATGCCTCTGGCGGTGTTACGGCAATTTACAACAACGCAAACAGTATTTTATTTAATACTTCTGCAACTATTGGCTCTAGTTCTGGAGCTAACCAATTTCTTGTATCCCACACAGCCTCCGCTGTTAACTATGTACAGGTGACGGGTGCTACAACAGCAAGCAAAGTAGTTGCTATTTCTGCTCAAGGTTCAGATACAGACGTTACTTTGTCTTTATTACCTAAAGGTGCAGGAACAATTAGATTTGGCACATACACGGCAAGTGCTTTGCTTGCAGTTGCAGGCTACATCACCATTACTGATTCTGGCGGCACAAGTCGCCGTTTACTCGTAGGATAATCATGGCACTCATAAAAGAAATTGACACAGACTACGGCATTCCTGCCAGCTACTGGAATATTGGAGCCGTCCAAGAGGACTTTAAAGGCAAAGGTACGGAAGTGACCTTTTACGGCTACGCATCTAAAGAAGCCCGTGATGCTGGCAAACAGCCTTTGAGCGCAGGCAAGATGCAAGTAGCTGGAAATGAATACGTTGCCGGTGCAGACCGTGCTGCTTTGTACGTAATTATTAAACAACGGCCCGAATTTGACGGTGCTGTAGACGCTTAATGGCAGTTAACAACTGTTTGGAATAAAAGGAAATATATGGGAATGCCCACAACATCAATTGCAAGTGCTGCTACGTCTTTGACCTTTGAGGCCGAAGGCGAAACTGGTCTGGTGTAATGCAAGTTGCAGCCACTACAGGTTTAAGCTATACTAACCCGAGTGCTGTACCTGCGGGCTGTATCGTAAGCGTAGATGGGCGTATAGTGGCCGACCGACAACTTAATTTAGTCGGGGTTATTGTAGATGGTGTGTTCACCCCCGTTACGCAAGAGATTATAGATCAGGTACGGCAGCTAGGAGTACTGGCTAGTGAGCAACCTTAACGCTTGGTTACTCAAACGCAGAGGTCGCTTCTACGAAGGAGAAACCCTACGCCAGTCAGTAGACGCGTTCCTGTCTATGGTTGACAAAGGAGTAGAGGTTCATGAATTCCCCGCTGCCATTATCGTATTGGAGCCCCATGGGCTACCGGGTAACGTGCGCGCGTGGCTACTGTTTGATAAATTCACGCGCGGTACGGCAGCAGCTATGCAGACCGTGACGCGCAACTTTAAGGGCACGGGGCTTTACGCCTCCACACATGACGCCCGCATTAAAAATCTGCTACTCCGGTTTGGGTACGAGCAATACGCAGCTGACCAGCATGATTATTTCCTAGTAAAGAGAGGGTCGCATCATGGGATGTAGTTTTTTAGAGCCCATTCAAAACGCTTTGGGTGACGTTTATAATGACGTTATCAAGCCCGTACTGGTTCCCGCAGCAGTTGTGGCGGCGGCAATTTATGCCCCTGAGTTGTTGGCTGCGTATGGCACTGAGGGCGCTGCTGCGATGACTGCTGAAGAACTAACCGCCGCTGCCGCTGCTAGTGGTGGCGGGGAGGCCGCAGTGGGCGAGGCTATTGCTGGCTATGGTGGCGGGGAGGCCCTAGCACCGAGCGTGTTAACTGCTGGATCTGCTCCGGGGGCTGCATTGGCTGCTGAAACTGCCGCTGCTGATGCTGGAACAACTGCTGCAATATCTGGTGGATTTGGTGCTGGTACTACTGCCGCTGCGGTTCCAGGCGCTACCTCTGTCAACGAGATGGTAGCCTCCGGCATGGCCCCGGGGTCTGCTGGGGCTGCTGGGGCGGCGTCGGGTGCGTTAACGGGTGACGCCTTAGCTGCTGCATCTGGAGTGAATACGATGAGCTCAGGTGTAAACCTAGGCAACGTAGGCAAAGCGCTAAGCCAGATAGGCACTAGCGCACAGCCCTTGCTCAGTACACTAGGTAGTTTGTACAGCGGTGCCAGCTCGGCAGATGCTATTCAAAGGGCTACAGATCAGCTTTTATCAGGTGGAAAAGAGGCTACAGGCACCATAAAACAGTATCTTGACCCTTACATTACCGCCGGACAACCCGCCCTAAAACGCATGGCTGCTGGCGTGGCCCCCGGTGGCGAGTTTGCCAGCACCTTTACGATGGCTGACGCACAGAATAGCCCCGCCATGTTGAATGCGCAGGCGCAGGGTGCCGACGTTATACAGAATGCCGCCGCCGCCAAGGGCGGGTTACTAGGCACCAACACGCTAGCAGATTTGACCAAGTTTGGTCAAGGCAACGCCGCGCAGTACGAAAACCAAGCCTTTAACCAATGGCTAGCTAACCGCAACGCTAATCAGAGTGCGCTAGCTGGCATGGTTAACGTGGGGTCTGGGGCCAGCGGCACCGCCGCTACCGACATTGCTAAGATTCAAGAGGATATGGCAGGTGCTCTTGCTACGGGCACTATCGCGCAAAACAACGCACGCAACACGGGCGTTACCGGCGCGGTGACTAACGCAGGCAACACGCTCAGCAATTTAGGGGGTCTTGTGCAGGGTGCAAGTTCGCTGTACAACGCGTTTAACGCATAAGGAATACGAGTATGGCATTAGATCCAAGCATGCTGCTTAAAGCCACTGTGGTGGACGTGCCCGGCGCACTGGCAAAGGGCGACCAAAACAGAACGCTAGCCGCCGAGAACGAGCAAAAGCGCACGGCTATTGCGCAAGAGACTGCCGATAACGCAGCGCTTAAAGATTATTTGGCCGTACCAAATACTGACCTCTATACATCTAAAGGCGTGGCCGACGCACTGCCAATGCTTAAGGGCCGCATATCCCCTAAAACGTATATGGACTTAGCCACCCGGCAAGCCGACCTAAAAAGCCACGAGGGCACCTACGCCGCCAGTGTTGCTAAACTAGACGCGCAAACACTGCAAACACACATAGCTAACCAAGACTACATACTGGGCACCATTGGCCCATTGGCTGAGTTTAAGGGCACCGATGAGGAGTGGCCCTCGTATTTGTCCAGTCAAGTAGACGCAGCAACCGGCTTAAAGCGTCCAGATGGTACGCCGTTAATCCCCGCTAGTGAAGCTGACAGCATTAAGAAAATGCCACAAACTGCATTTAAGCAGATGTACGCGGGCACTAAAGTGGCTAAGGGGGCGCTTGACGATGCGAAAATAGCGTCAGAGACTAAAGCCCAAGAAGCACTGGCTACAGATAGGTTAGCCAGTGCTGAGATGAAGAAGGGCATGGGTCCTATAGATCAGTGGTCAGACCCCGCCACTGGCGCTCAGTACATTAAGGGCAGTAAAAGCGGCAAGATGTTTAAGGTAGAGGACGACGGCAGCTTTACCCCGGTTAATGTTATGCCCGCCAACGCCGTAAAGTTAGGCGCTAAGGGCTCGGTTAAAGCCGAGGAAGCGGCTGGACTAACAGACGAAGAAAACACAATTTTAGCCGAGTACCAAACAACTACCGGCAAACAGATACCCGGCATACCTGCTGGTAGTGGCGCTGCTGCTAGGACTGCACGTATAAACTACATGAAGTCTTTTGTCAAGTTGATTAAAGACCGTGGCTATACTGGCGATGAGGCCGGACTGGTTGCCATACAGCGCGACGCTAGCAAAGAGGCCGCTAAGCGTCTGACAACACAGGGCGCTGTGATTGAAGCTGGTGAAAATGACCTTAGAATTGTTGGCAAGGTTATTGAAGACGAGCTTACAAAGCTAGGGGGCCCCAACAGCCCCCTAGTGCGCAAGTATTGGAACAAAGCCAGTACCGAGTGGATGGGAGACCCTCAATTCTCGGGCCTTAACGCGGCGATGGCTAACTTCCAAGAAACAGCGGCCCGCGTGTTCTCGGGTCAGTCGGGCGCAGGAGGTACTCCGGTTACTTACCTAGCCTTGGCAGAGAGCGCTATTGGTAAAAACCCAACGCTGGAGCAATTTAGCAAAACCAATGAGGTTATGGGCAAGTTGTTTGAGGCCCGCAAAACATCTACTGATGGCGCTATCAAATCTCTTATGGCTGGGGTGCAGATGCCCGCTAAAGCCGGTAGCACTGCTGCTGACCAAAAGAAAAAAGACACCGAGGCCGTAGATATACAACGTGCCGAGTTGCAGAAAACCCGGCAAGCGCTTATCACACTAAAGAGCGAGCCCGCACCCGCCGACCCCGCTAAGAAGAAAGCGCGTGAGGACGAAATTAAAAGGTACGAGGGTGATGTTGCAAGTTTAGAGCGTGAAATTAAGCGCATGGGCGGCACTCTAGATACTCCTGCTCCTGCTCCTGCTCCTGCTCCTGCCCCTGCTCCTGCCCCTGCCCCTGCTGCTGGCGCTTTAACCGAAGCCCGCAAAGCCGAGCTTGCCAAAAAGTACAACTTACCGGGGACTAAATAGCATGGCCGCAGATGTAAATGCCCTGTACCAAGCCCTAGACGCTGCCGACAAAGCTGGCAACCAACAGGACGTTGCCGACCTTACCGCTATGCTGCGTGAGGCTACGGCCCCTGCCGGTGCTAAAGCCAAGGTAGGACTACCCACGCAAGTGGGTCAGGCCGTGGGTGAGACTGCCCTTAGCATGGCTACGGGCGCTATTGCTCAGCCTGTTGCGGGCTTACTAGGCGGTGCCGAGGCCCTTGGCAAAGGCTTGTGGCGTGGTGGCAAGGCTCTAGCTACGGGGGGCGACGTAGGTGCCGCACTAGACCAAGCCGCAAGCGAAGGCGCAGACACTGTGAGCAGTGTTCAAGAAGCGATGACCTACGCCCCTAAGACCAAAGCTGGACAGGCCACGCAGGCTGCAATAGCCAAGCCATTTGAAATGGCAAGCGGCGCGCTGGGCCGAGCTGGCGAAAGTATTGGTGGGCTAGTGGGCCCCAAAACCGCCGCTGCTGGCAGCGTACTGGGAGAACGCGCAATTGAGCTTGTTGGTTCTTTATACGGGGCCAAAGGACTTGCTAAAGGGTTTAAGGGCGCACGCGCAACAAAGCCCGTACTTACCCAAGAACAAGACGCTGCCTTGCGTGCCACTAAAGACGGCTACATGCCCCCACCCACGCAGGCCAACCCCAGTATATCCAATGCGGTGATGTCTACCGTGGCTAATGCAGACAAATTAGCGGATGAAATTGCTGTAAAGAATGCGCGTAATACTACCCGCCTCGCCAAAGAAGATGTTAACCTTGGTCCAAATCAATACCTTAATGCTGCGGAGTTGGGCAAGGTCAAAGCTGCGGCTGAGCAAAAGTACGCCGCCATGCAAAAGGTTACAGACGTTAACCTTGCCCCCGATACCGAACTGCGTACCGCCCTGCACGTTGCCGACAAACCCAGCGAGAGCGTAGCCCGCGCTAAGCAGGCAGCACCGGGCTACTACTACACGCCTGAGTTTGAGCGCATTAAGGTAGAAATGCTCAACCCCCAAGCGCCGCACACGCCAGCGTCACTAATGGTGCAGATAGCCGACTTGCGCGCAGACGCGTCTACTCTAGCCAAACGGGCGGGCGCTAAGCCCCAAGACTTTAGGGAAGCCATGGCGATGCGCAATGTTGCCACATCGCTAGAGGACTTTTTAGAGCGCAAATTGACCGAGAGTATGTACATTGGCGGCGAGGCTACTGCCCCTGTTGTCAAAACTCCGCTTGGCTTACCGTCACCGGCACGGCCTACGCTGGGGGGTCCACCCAGCGTGCAACCGGGCACACCCCCTATGGGCCAGATGCCTACTAAAGAGGGCGGTTTGCTTAAAGAGAAGAGTAATGCCGCGCGTAAAACCTTGATTGACGACTGGAAAGCCGCGCGCCAAACTTTGGCTAAGGTACACAACATTGAAGAAAGTACCAACCTACAGACCGGCCACGTAGACCCCGCTAAGCTGAAAAAACTACGCGATGCTGGCGCACCACTGTCCGGCAACTTGAGCAAAATTGTAGACGCTCACGAAGCCATGGGTGACGTCGTTAAGAGCGTGGAAAAAGGCAACAAGTCGGCCTTACGCGCTAGCGATAGCTCAATTGGACAGGCCGTGCTAAAAGCGGGGCATAGCATGTCGGCAGCGGCATTAGGGGCCGGGGCTGGTGGCGCTGTAGGTGGGCCCATGGGTGCCTTAGCAGGCGGCGGGGCGGGCCTTGTTATACCCTTAGCGGCCCGTAAAGTAATGGCTAGCAAACTGTACCAACAGTACATGGGCGCGCCGAGCCCTACCGTACTGCAACAGCTTAAGCAAATTGACCCCGCACTGGCCGCTAAAGCCGCTGCGGCTACGGCAGCCGCTACACTTGGACGCAACAACACCAACCTACCCCCGGCTGCGGAGTAACGACAATGAAAGTTTTAATAGTCGACCAAGACGGCGTGGGCCTTAGCTACGTGCTGCACAGCGCCGCCGCTGGACACGACGTTAAATGGTTTGTAAAGCCCCGCCCCGCTAACCACCCCGACCTTGGCAAAGACTTTAAAGGCGTACAGAAAGTTGACAACTGGGTGGCCCACGCTAGCTGGGCAGAGCTTATATTTTGCACCAGCAACGACGACTACATTGAACGCCTGGAGTTCTTTAAGAAAAAAGGGTTCCCGTACTTTGGGCCTTCAATCCAAAGTACCAAGTTAGAGGTTAGCCGTACCACGGGTATGCGGCTGTTGGAGAAAGTAGGTATAGAATGCGTCCCCTACAAGACTTTCAAGACGATGGCCGAGGCAGAAAAACACGTCCTAAAGACAGAAGAAAGGTTCGTGTTCAAAACTCTCGGCGACAACGAGGACAAGTCGCTTACCTACGTAAGCAAGAGTCCAGCGGACCTAGTAGCCTGGATGCGCCGCACCCCGCCCCCCAAGGGGGAGGTGATGTTACAGACGTTTGTGGAGGGGATTGAGATGGGGGTGTCCCGGTTTCTGGGGTCCAAGGGCTGGGTAGGTCAGTACAACGAAAGTTTTGAGCACAAAAAGCTAATGTCCGGCAACTACGGACCCAACACTGGCGAGATGGGCACCATTGCCTACTTTACCCCCGAGAGCAAGCTGGGCAAAGACACCTTGGGCAAGCTAGAAGACGAACTGCTTAAACTGGGCCACCTTGGCGATACGGCCCTTGGATTTATGATTGACGACAAAGGCAAGCCATGGCCTACCGAATGGACTTGTCGTTTTGGCTGGCCCATTGCCAATATGATGCTTGGCGCTACCGCCGGAGACCCCGTTGCTTGGATGCGCGACGCGATAGACGGCAAGGACACTACCAGCTTTAAAGAGGACATTGGCTGCTGCTTGGTGCTGGCACATAGTAAGTTCCCTCACACTGAGGACGTTAAAGCCGCCGCTGGCGTGCCCGTATACGGCATTACGCGCGGCAACCGCCCCCACGTACACCCCCAAAACGTGCAGATGACCAAGCAATTTGACATGGAGGGCGACAAGGTACTTGAGCGCAAAATGTGGACCACTGCTGGCGACTACGTAGCCGTGATTACCGGCTTTGGCAACAGCGTAAAACAAGCCGCGCACCGCGCCTACAAGACCGCCAAACAACTACACGTAGCCAACCCCATACTGCGCGACGACGTAGGCGAGAAGTTGGAAGAAACCCTGCCCAAGCTACATGCCATGGGCTACGCTAAGCACTGTAAATATGAGTAAAGAAGCCCTAGACGCGTGGATGGCTAAGCACCCCCGGACGTACGACTTCCCGGAGGAGTTGCTGCCCGCTGTGCGTGCAGTGGAGAGCGCGGGGGACGACCGTGCGGTGTCTAAAAAAGGGGCCGTTGGCCCTATGCAGATAGTAGCCAGCGCTCACGGCTTAGAGCCTAGCGACGTTGCCGACCCCGCTGTTAACTTAGACGTTGGGGCCCGGTACTTAGACAAGCTACACAAACAATTTGGCGGCGACACTACACGGGCTTTAAAGGCTTACAACCGTGGTCCTACCGCTGAGCGCAAACGGGAGGACACCCCGCCCAAAGAGACTGTAGACTACGTTGCCCGCATTGAGCAATGGAAAAAAGACCACCCTGTAAATCCTGACCACACTGCGGGCACTACCGAGGTTACTGCTTGGCAAGCTAAATACCCTGTACTAGATTGGTTGGGCGACAAAATGGCCGCAGGCACGGCTGGGGGTCGCAAAGCGGTTAAGGCGTTGTTACCTGACGTGTTGGCCCCTGCGGTTGACGCTCTTACCGAGCCCGCCGCCGCCGCCGATCGTGTTGTTAAGGGTGCCGCGTATGGCGACCGGCTTACTACCGGCAGTGGCGAGACTTTACAAATAAAACCCGACGTTGTAGATGCCGCCATGTTTGCCGCACCAATCGCAAGCAGGGCACTTAAATTTGGTAAGTTTATTGCTGAGGCCCCCAGCGTGCGCGCGGGTAGTGCGGCAGCACAGCGGGGTATTCTGGGCCCCGCCGACAAGTACGAGATGCGCGACTACGACCGGCTTATTAGGCAGGGCAAGACACCCGAGGAGGTTTGGAAAGCCACCCAGACCTACAAGACCGATGAGGGGCACTTTATCCGTATTGACGACACTAAGTCTGTCTGGGCGGGGGACAAAGCCATACGCACTGCGCGGCCAGACGTAGCACAGAAAATAGACGACGCTAAAGAGGCCTTACAAGCCTATACGGAGGGTCGACTCCCTAAGACCAAAAAAGCGTGGGACTTGATGCAGAAAGTGGAAAACAAGGGCGGCAATGAAGCCGACTTTAACTTAATTATTCACGACGCTGAACAAGATTTGCACGCCCCTATGCTTTCTTCCGAGGCGGTACCATTAAATGAGGTGCTGCACCATCCAAATCTGTATTACCGCCACCCCGAACTTAAAAACTACAAAGTGAGAATTGGCACTCAAACCGAGCTTGGTCAGGGTGTTGCAGGACACCACGACGTTAATAACTATGAAATTGTTATGAACAAAGCAGCGTGGGAAGATGTAAATAAAGACGACTACAGCCGTGGCCTTATGCTGCACGAGATTCAACACGCCATAGACCAAGGCCGAGTTGCTAAGGGCGAGAACATTACTATAGGCACTAGTGCCGATTGGATTAAGCGCAGCCGCGTTGCTGGGGGTATACCCACCTCACGTGACGAGGCACTTAGCATTTACTACGGCGACAAAGGCGAGACTCGCGCCCGCTACTCTGAGCAAACCATGGACGTACCCAACAAGTATGCACCCTACCCCATGGGTAACGCCTACGCCCCCGGTACTTTTGACATACCCATAGCAGACCAGCTTGGTATTTACAGCCTTACTACCAAGACCATACCGCCCCGGCCAATTAGGAAAGACAAATTTAACATCCGCAGCGTACCGCCAGACCCTAAAGAGTTAAAAGACTTGACCAAATGGTTTACCGCCGCCCCCGAGTACACCGATTCCACCTTGGCCCCCGCCATACCTGTGCGGCGCGGGGTGTGGAGCGTGCCCGAAGTTAAAGATGTATTGCGCAACCCCGATGGCTACGACACTAGCACACTGCACGACGCACTAGAGGCTATACGCTGGCTCAAGAAAAATAGACCCAAGCCCTAAACACCGGCTATAATGCCCCCAAACAGGAACCTTGAAAATGACCGTACTCCTTTCTCCATTTTTCGGTGGTGGATACCAAGCCTTCAATAACAGTGGGGAGCCGCTGGCAGGGGGGTACATCTACACGTACTTGGCAGGCACCACTACCCCCGCCACTACCTACACCACAGTTAGCGGCACCGTGGCTAATGCCAACCCCATAGTACTGGACAGTGGCGGACGCCCCCCGCAAGAAATTTGGTTGCTTGAAAGCGTAGCGTATAAGTTCGTATTTACTGATTCCGTGGGCAATCCTGTAGGTTACACGGCGGACTACGTCACAGGTATAAATGGCACAGGGTATGCTACGTCTGTATACGCAACTATGTATGCGGATGTCTTTACTGGTAATGGAACGCAAACAAACTGGACGCTTACCGCTTCTCCAGTTTCTATAAACAACATCAACGTATCAATCAATGGCGTTGTCCAGGTTCCTGGTGTTGATTACACAGTTTCTGGAACAACCTTAACCACAACAAGCGCAGTTCTACTAAGTGCGGTTATGTTGGTTAAATATGCGCAAGCAATAGGACCACCAAATTTTGCAGACGCTGTTTTCTCAATCTACGATTTAGTAGATGCAAGCAAAATAGCTACTTTTGAAGCTGCTGGACTTACCACTGCCACAACTCGCACTTATACGTTTCCAGATGCTAGCGGCACTTTAGCGCTACTTTCTGGCACTCAAACATTTGCTGGAGATACGACATTTACCAACCAGCTTTCAATTCAAGGATTGACGTTTGGCAAGGGTAATGGCGCATTATCCCTTAATACGGCTGCGGGATATTTGGCATTAAATGCAGCTACGACAGGAAATGGCAATACAGGTTTTGGATATAACGCAATACAAAACAATTTGACCGGTACAGGTAATGTTGGATTTGGATATGCAGCCAATCGAACCAATACCGCAGGTAGTTACAACACAGCAATAGGAACGTCCGCACTTCAAAATGGAACAGGCGATAAAAATGTTGGTATTGGCAATAACTCTGGTAATGGTCTTACAACTGGCTCCAAGAATGTAATTATTGGAAGTTATACCGGAACATTTGCTCCTATTTCTCAAACAGGAAATAACTTTATTGTTTTGAGTGATGGTGATGCGAATGTACGGGCCTACTGGAATGGTTTTGACGCTACATTTAATGGAGCTTTAAGGGTTACTGATCCAATTGGAACCAATGCAGCTGCTCCTACAATTGCAAGTGGAACAGTAATTACCCCTTCCAAAGCCATTACTTTTGTAAGTGGAACTACTGCTGTAGCCACCATAGTCCCCACTTTCTTTGCTGGCGCTGGCGGCTCTATTGTTCTAATTCCAACTGGAGCGTTTACCTGGACTACTGCTGGAAACATTGCTCTTGCCGGTACAGCCGTTGTCAATAAAGCCTTAACAATGACTTATGATGGCGCTACTTTAAAATGGTATCCAAGCTATATTGCTTAAAGGCTAATACATGTCCTTAACTAAAGTTCTTTCGACGATGGTTAGCTTTGCACCGGTAAGCGGAATTACGTCTACCACTGTCCAAGGAGCCATTCCAGAGTCAGCATCCAATCTTGCTGCCAGCATTGCTGCTCCTACTGGAACCAGTCTAGTTGGCTATCTGCCAGCAGGCACAGGAGCCGTAGCAACTACGGTGCAGACTAAGCTGCGCGAGTCTGTGAGTGTGTTAGATTTTGGGGCTGTAGGTAATGGGGTTGCTGATGATACGGCGGCAATTCAAGCTGCAATTAATTCACTAACTTATGGTGGCGCTGTTCAGTTTCCAAGTGGTACTTATTTAATTTCATCAACAATTAATGTTGCAATAAATGGAATCACTTTGCAAGGAACTAATGGACTTGCTTTTTGGAATGGCGTTTCTTTTGTTTATGAAGGTGGCTCTGTAATTCTAAAAAAATCAACAATGACCACAGAGGCTATTAAATGCGCAAATGTACTTAATTTGTTAATTGCCAATATTGCAGTTTCTGGGCAAACAGGAAATACTGGTGATGGTATTTATATTCCATCTGGTCAACGTGCAATTTTGCAGAACGTAAGTGTTGCAAAAATGGGCGGTAGTGGAATTAGAATTGGCCCTAAATCAACTGAAAGCTATTCAAATGCCAACGGATGGCAAATGAATTCTGTTACATCCATGTACAACGGTGTTCATGGTGTCTATCTTTATGACCAAATTAATCCCACTGCACCGAATGCAAATGGTGGATTAGCCAACGGGTTAACTGTACAAGGCAATGCGTCTAATGGTTTGCACATTGAAAACGCAATGTACAACACATTTAGTGGATTATGGTCTGAAAATAATACCGGCTATGGCGTTTCATTAATTGGCATGGCTGCTTCTGGTATATACAGTAATTTTATTGTTTCCGATGTAGAAGGAAATACTGCTGGAAATTGGAACATTGGCGCAAATCTTAAACATATTAATTACATTGGCCCTTTTGTCAATGGGCCGGTATTAAATCCAGAAGTTAATTTTTCATCGTATATAACAGGCGGTAGAATTTATGCCAGAAGTCTTCAATTTAATACATCTGATTCTCAACTAGACAAATACAAAGAAGCAGCTTGGGTTCCAGCAGATACATCTGGCGCAGCATTAAGTTTAACTTTGCTAAATTGCAAATACGTAAGAATTGGAAAAGTTCTTACTTGCACAGGTCGAATTACATGGCCCGTAACAGCAAACGGTGCTGCTGTTCAGGTAAGTCTTCCATACGAATGCACGACAATGGCATTTCCCGTTGTATCTACATATGTTGGTGACATTTACGGGTATGCAAATTCGTTTAGCCTTTTTCTTTTTACTGCCGGTGAAGTTGCATTAACCAACGCAAATATGTCCGGCAAAGAAATAAATGTTTCAATTAACTTTATTACCCTTTAGGAATAATCATGGCTGATTCTAAAATCTCCGCACTACCGGCATCAACAGTCCCCCTTGGCGGTACTGAAGTACTGCCGATTGTTCAAAGCAGCGCAACAAAACAAGTTACCGTTGCCGATTTGACTGCTGGTCGAGCAGTTAGCGCAATATCTATAACTACTAATGGTGTCTCTCGTTTAACGGGCGGGATAGATGCAAATGCGCCACTTCTCATAGATAAAGCTGGAACAACAAATGGCAGGATGCGGCTATTTGTTGGTGATGGTACTAGTGGAACCCTCGCAGATGAAAACTACATTGGCAACCTAAACACAGATTTACATATCCGATCAACAACAACAGATACGTTTGTGTTTTCTGTAGCTGGAAATTTATCCCCAAAAATAGCAGCCAAGGGCATCAACTTTACCGCCAACACTCCAGCAGCAGGAATGACGAGTCAGTTGCTGAACTGGTATGAGGAAGGTACTTGGACTCCCACCATTACAGGTGGAACAACCGCAGGAACAGCATCATATGCAACACAAACTGGCGCATACACTAAGGTCGGAAGACAAGTAACTGTTACATGTAGATTGACATGGAGTGCTGCGAATGGAACTGGTGTTATGCAAATATCAGGTCTTCCATTCACAACGACTGGCATAACAAATCAAGTAGCTCAAATAATGCCTATATCTTTGGCGGTAGGTGATATTACTTACGTCATGGGATATGTTGCTGGTTCTGTTACTAAGGTGCAGCTTTATAAATACGCAGCGGGAACTGCATCGACAATATCAGTGGAAGCATCTGGCGATCTAATCATGACAATGACATACACCGCAAGTTAAACATTTAAAGAATTTGATATGTCTCTAACAAAAGTTACTTATTCAATGATTTCCAACGCGCCAACCAATGTTGGTGATTGCGGCGCGTTTGGAACTTCGGATGACACTGTAACAGTACAAGCCGCGCTCAATAACGCAGGAACAATTGTTTTTCCAGCAGGTACTTTTACGGTTACTCCATTAACGGTTTTATCAAACACAACTTTAATACTTAACCCAAACACAATTTTAAAAGCTAAAACAGGTTATGGTGCAAACGATAGATTGTTAAACATTTCTAACGTATCAAACGTAGTAATTCATGGAAATTTTGCCCAAGTGCAAATGATTAAAGCTGATTACACAACTGGAGAGCAGCGTCACGGTGTTTTTATTGCAACAGGTGTCAACGTAACAATTGAAAATTTAATTGTAAAAGATACAGGCGGTGATGGTTTTTATATTGGTTCTTACAACAACACTACCCCTTCTTACAACGTAACTCTAAACAATTGTATTTCTGACAATGCAAGGCGTAATGGCCTTAGTATTGTGTCGGTAAAAAATTGCTGGATTAACGGCGGTGAATATAGAAATACTATTGGCACTGCCCCACAGGCTGGAATAGACATTGAACCAAATAGTTCAGCAGATTTTTTGTGGAATGTAAATCTTAATGGAGTTTCTACATTTAACAATCAATCCGATGGTATTTCAATTGTAATGGGATTGTATGGCGCCACTGCAAAAGTAAATACAAGCATTAATATTATTAATTGCACAAGTCGCCAAGATGCTAAAATTTTTGGAAATTTTGGCATAAGATTTGTTAATGGGCCAATTAGTTATAAGGTCTATGGTTCGATTAACGTAACCAACTTTACGGCAATTGATTCGGGTTACAGCGGTATAGGTTTTTTGCGTTTGACTGCAAATTACCCAGATATAAATATCACTAAGTGTACAATTTTAAATCCTGGCAGCAACATAGCCGCAGTAGACCCAAATGAAACATGCGGCGTATTTTTAACGACAGTTTACAATGCAGGGGGCGGCTGGCCTGCAAGCACGACACAAAACATCAAGATTGATGGGTTATTGATTGAAGATACAAGAGCGATAGCAAAGATGAATAACGGCATCTATATGCAAACTGCTGTTAGCTATCCTATTAAAAATGTGACTGTTCAAGACGCACAAGTTACTGGGTATACAAATGTGCCTTATGTAATTATTTCAGCAGCAACGAACGGAATTACCCAAACACGCTTTGTTCAAAACAATCCAGAACTTGTTGTGTTTAATGGAACTACGCCAAATGATATTCGTTGGACAGGCGATTTGTTAACCACAACAACCGCTGGAAACTTTACGCTGTCTGACGTTGCCGCAGCTTGGATTCCAGATTTTGTGCTTAGTTTTGTTGCCACATCGTCCACTATGACGCTTGTTCCTTTTGCTGGGGACACCATTTTTTTTCAAGGACTTGCAGCAAGCGCCAGTTTGGTACTAATTCCCGGAGATTCAATATCGCTCAAATCTGTCAGTACTGGCTGGGAAGTTGTAGCGCAAGATTTTCCATTGATTACTGGGACTGGTTCGCCAGTAGGTGCAGTTATCCCTAGATTTATTGGTAGAGAATATTTTGATACAACTGGTAAATTGTTTTGGATGAGCACAGGATTGACTGCTGCTGATTGGAAACAAAGCACTAATTAATTTAAGGAAAAATCATGGAATTTAAATGGTCAATTAACAAAGTCACAGTCGCTGAAGACAATTTGGTTGTCAAGGTTGACCTGACAGTCACCGCTACCGATGGAGACAGCACAGCATCGGCTGCATACACTTGCACTCTTGCCCGTGGGGATTTGTTTATCCCTTACGACCAGCTTACTGAGGAGCAAGTGCTTGCTTGGTGCTTTGAGCCTGTTGTCACTACTTGGACAGACATGGATGGCGTTGAGCAGTCATCTACCAGTCTAATCAAGGACGAAGGTGAAGCCCAGGTGGCTGGACAGATTGCTCGTCAGTTGGCACAAGCTGCTGCTGAACCTGCTTTGCCTTGGGTGACAGCATGAATGCCATCATTCAGCGCTTCAAGTCCAAAACCTACTGGGTAGCCTTGGTTGGTGCGCTGCTGACTGTCATTGAGGCTAATAGCGGCTTCCTTGGGCAATTTGTGCCTGCACCTTATCGGGCATACATCATTATGCTGTGGCCTGTGCTGATGCTGGTGCTGCGTGAACTGACCACTACTGCACTGGCTGACAAGTAGAATATGGATATGGAATACCAACAACTTCTTAATGTAATCCTTGGTGTTGCTATGTCTGTTGTTGGGTGGTTTGCTAGAGAACTATGGGCAGCAGTTAAAGAACTCAAAGCTGACTTGTCTAAGATGCGAGAAGACTTACCAAAAACTTACGTAGGTCGTGATGACTATCGTGAAGACATGCGTGATGTCAAAGCTATGCTTGATAAAATCTTTGACAAGTTAGATAACAAACAAGACAAATGATCGACCCCATCACGCTCATCGCCACGGCCCGAGCAACCATAGCGGGCGTGAAACAGGCCATTGCCCTTGGCAAAGATGCCTCGGAATTGTTTCACCAATTCTTTGATGCCAAAGATGCGGTGATGAAAGAGAAGGCCAGCCCGACTAAGAACCCATTTCAGTCGGTAAATTCGCAGGCCATGCAGTTTATCCAGCTTGCCGAAGAGATGCAGCAGGTTGAGGAAGAGATCAAAAACTCCTTCATGCGCAGGGGCAAAACCAATCTCTGGATGGACTTCCTGCGGGAGCGCAATCGCATTGTGGCGCAAAATAAAAAAGACGAGGTTGAGGCCGACAAGGCCAAAGCAAAGCGCAAGAAGGAGATTGAGGAAGTCATTGAGCTGGTGCTTCTCATTGCTGCCATCGCAGCCTTGCTTACCTTAGTCGCGTGGGGCACCGCGCAATATGTGGCATTTATGGGGAAATGATATGGAAACTCTACTTAATTTACTCAAGGGCATCGCACCCGCTGTTGCTACCGCCGTTGGCGGCCCTCTCGGGGGGCTTGCTGTGTCTGCTATTGCTAGCAAATTTGGCGTTGAAGATACTGTGGAGGCCGTGGCTAAGGCCATCGCAGGCGACCCGGAAGCGGCATCCAAACTAGCTGAATTAGACCTACGCCAGTTCGAGCTGGAGAACGCCGACCGCGACTCCGCACGGCACATGCAGGAAGTGGCCCTACAGCAAGAGGATTTGTTTGCCAAGCATTTTATTTATTGGTTCGCTTGGTTCTGGAGCGTAGGCTCAATGTCTTACTTCTTCGCCATTACCTTCGGCACGGTGCCCGCCAGTGGCAAAGACTTCGGCAACATTATCCTTGGCTTCTTATTGGGCACTGCCGTGGCGACGATCATCAGCTTTTTCTACGGCTCCAGTAAATCCAGCAAGGACAAGACTGAAACCATGAGCAAGGAGCTGCTGAAATGAAAAACAATTTTGCCGCCGCTTTGGCCCACGTACTCCAGTCAGAGGGGGGTTATGTAAATAATCCAAAAGACCCCGGAGGCATGACCAACTTGGGCTGTACTAAGGCCGTGTGGGAGGCTTTTGTGGGGCACCCTGTATCCGAGGCCGACATGCGCGCCCTTACCCCTGCCGCCGTTGCCCCCTTGTACAAGAGCAAGTATTGGGACCGGGTTGCTGGTGATCAGTTACCCGCTGGGTTGGATTACGCCGTGTTTGACGCCTCCATTAACAGCGGCCCCGGGCGTGCTGCCAAGTGGCTACAGCAGGCCGTAGGCGTGGCTGCTGACGGCGCTATTGGCCCCGCTACCCTTGCAGCAGTGGCCGCAGTGCCCGTGCAGGACCTTATTGCCCAGTACAATGACCAACGGTTGCAGTTTCTGGCTACTCTGCCTACGTGGGGTACATTCGGCAAGGGTTGGGGCAACCGGGTTGCTCAGGTACAGGCTGCGGCTAGTCAGCTTGCTTAGTGTCTTCTTTAGCTGTATTCCGCTTAGGTAAGGGTAACCAGCCCAAGCACCAGTGGTCATTCCAAAATCCCGGTATGCAAACACCACCTTGAGTCAAAAGCAGAATTTTAGTTGTCATTGGTGGCCGTGGATCGCCTGCTTTTGGGTACAAAAACTCTGAGCCGCCTGCTAAGTATTGCTCGGTCATGTGTTCAGCTCCTGCAACCATTGTTGGATGCGTTGAAACGCGACCAGATAATTTCCGGTTTCGGCAAGCCTTGCAGCTTCCAAGAATTGCGCATACGTCAGCCCTATCCACGGGCGCTTTTTCTTGCCGTCATATAACCCGCTCATGTAAGCAATTGTTAACTCGTCCGGCTCTTGCGCTGGCTGTGCTGGCTGTTCTGCGGGTGGGGTGGTGTTGACCAAAAATACCGCGCCTTCATCTTGATACTCGGAGGCTGCAACATATAGTCCGTATCCCAAATAACCACTTCCGACCAACAAGCGAATTGCGGTCGGTTCGTCAAGCATTGGCTCCAACATAGCAGCCAGAATTTTTGCCGCATCTCCTTCAATGGTCACATCCAACGCCACAGGCTCCTGCGCTGGCTGTGCTAGGGCTTCTTTGAGGGCAGCGGCCCACGCATTCATGCCTGCTACAGCAGACGTACCGCCACCAGCAAAAACAATTTCTCCATGCGCTTCTGCCCATTCAAGCGCCAGCTTCAGTGCTTCTTTCATTTAATTCTCCTTGTAGGTTGGGGGCAGTTCTCAGGCGTAACAACTACGCACCAGATAGCCTCATAGGGTCGGCCTTGGCCTGCTTCAGTCCAACTGTCTATGTAGGTGTCAGGCATCCGAGTTACGGCGGATGCAATAGACGCTTTTGGCGCACTCAAGCGATCAGCAAGCTCTGCTATGGTGCAGCCGTCTTCTTCGTCACGCAGGATTGCGCGAATGCGTTCGGGCCATTGTGCTTTCATGTGCGATACCAGTAAAAGCCAAATGCAAAGCAAATGCTGGCAACGATGCCGACAAGTGCGGACAGGGTGACAAACCCTTCCATGACGTCTAAAAAAAGATTACATTGTTTTAGACCGCAATTGCATCGCCTGCCTTGGTCACAGTCGTTGTTGCAAGTCATACAACGCCCCAGAGTACTAGGCCCACAAGCACAACACCTGCAACCAAACTACACACGCCAACTAACAGGTCTTGCCAATCGTGGGGGTTAACACTGTACCAACGGTCGTTGTAAGGGCCAAAAGCCTCGTTAAGTGTGCGGGGGTAACGGTCTTTAGTCATGTGGTGTCTCCTTTAAGTGACAGGGCAAAGCCGCCCGCCAAAGTAATAGCGCTCAGGCGTTTGGGGTAGTGGTGGCGTAGCATCCAGTTGCGCACGGTGGCAGGCACCCCCGCATTTGCCGCGAATAGTTGCGGGCGGGGGTCGGCCTCTAGCATACTAAGCAACTTAGGTATGTCTAGGCTAGATTTGGTCTTAATAGGTAGGGGTTGCATCATAGGTACGGGGGTATGGTTAATTATAGCGTGCTGCATTGCTCGGCTTTCGCCTGCTCAAGCTCAATGTACTTGTCTAAAAAGTGGCGGGCCTTGCGTAAGTCTTCCAGTCTAGCGTCCGGGGTTTTGTGCTTGTACTTCCAACGCATTAAGTATTTGGTAATTTGGCCTTGAAAATAGTCCCACTCAAACATGGCTACAAGGTCCCAGTGCTGTAGAGCAGCGCCCTTGGTGTGATAGTGGGTACCGGCCACTTGGGTATCGTTAGCTGACATGTTGTCTCCTCTCGGTCCATTCAATAAAGGCCACCTTCCAGTCGCAGTGGGGCATGTGGTCTAGCTGCAAGCGCCAAGTGCGGGCACCTAGTTTGCGGGCGTCGTAGGCGGTTTTTAAGGGCACTACCACTTGGTTAAAGAAGTTAGTTACATACGTCTGCACGGCGCGTGGGTTGCACAAGGCACGGCAGTCCATGTAAAAGTCTTCAATCGTTTCTAATGGTGTCAACAACGGTATTACGGGTGGGTAGGCGGTGGGTTCGTATGCCGGGGGGTGCTTTAACCACTGCGCCGCTAAAGGCACCGATGTATATGCGTGGAAGTTATTGCTAAACTGTCTGTACACGCCCACGGGCACTCCAATGCCCAGCGCCATAAGTTCTTGCAACACGCTAAAGTGCACCGCGTTAGCGCCGTAGGCACCCCAAAGAGCGTCGTTACTGCGGCAGCACACGGTCATGTTTAAGCTACGTGCGCCGGTAGCGCAGGGTCTAGTGTCAAAATAGATGTGCGTGTTGCAGGGGCGGTCTTTAGCGGTACAGCCAAGGTCGGCCGTAGCAGACCACATCTGCATAACGCACTGTCTACTGCTGGGCGATTTGCGTAGCTCGTGCACAATTTCTAACACTTGGTCTATGCCAAACATGTTGCGCCAGCGGTAGCCGTAGGCCCCGTGGATATCGCCATTAGGCTCGGCGTATTCGGCCATGCGGGCGTTGTAGGGTAGTAAAAAGCCGCTGTCCTGCCGCCCCGCCAACATCCACAAAGACTCTAGTAAGTGGAACACGGGGTTAGCATCTCGGTCTGTGTTAAAAAGCACACGCTCGGTGGGGTGTGTGTACTCGGTAACTACCGGGCCGGGAGCCACCCGCACGGTGCCGTTGCGGCTGGGTTCGTCCACACCGGCTACTTTAAGCCAGTTAAAGCCCTCGTCAACGGCTTGGTTAATGTTCCGTACTTTAATTAGGTGCATAGTTGTTCCTTGCTCTACCGCCTTCGCGCACGCGGATGTACTTACTAAATTCACAAAAACAGTTTTGCATGTCCTGTGCGTGTATGGGGGTTACGTAATTTGCCAACAGGGGTGCCACTTGGGCCGTGGCGGTGCCCAGCAGGGCTTTAAACTGCCCCGGTGTAGCTACCCCCCCAAAGTATGCCGCAAGCCCCTTTAGGCTACCCGGACCGGGCACTGCAAAGGTGTCAAAGTCGGGTGCTGCGCTTAGCGGATGCCCCGGCATGTTTTTAAGGTCTGCCACCACTTGGCCGGCCAAAAAACTGCCAAGGCCGTCAACCCGCATTAGTTGTTGATGTGTACTGTCAAGGGTGTCAAAAATAAACGCTCGCTGTTTAACAGCAGCAACTACGTGGTCAAGTACGTAGTCCACTTTGTCCATGCTCTTACCGCAGGTGCTTATGGTGTACGCATTGCCCCAGATAGTCCAACGCTTGCGCAGCTCTTTTAGCATAGCTTTTATGTCCACCAAACTATCCTCTTCAGCGTAGAGTTGAATAGCCTCCAAGCTGCTAATACGGTTGACCATGCGGCTAAGCACAACGCGCCAAACAGCAACGTCAGGGCCGCTATACACAGGGTTAGTACGAAGCCACTTAGTAACCTTATCGTCTTCACGATGTACATTGCAATACCTCACATTAGCCATGTCGGGGTCAATGGTCCAAGGGGCGGGTGCACCGGCTTGTCTGCGCAGGCGTATAGACTCGCGTTCGTTTATCCAGTACGCAAGGTCACTGGTGCGGGGGTAGCTAGCTAGTGCGTTTACCATATGCCTTCTTCCATTGAATGTTGACGTCTGTGCGGGTGCCCCCGCCCCATGCGCCCTTGGTTTCTTTTTGCACTACTTTCACCACATCGGGGTGCAGCGCAGCCAACAAGTGTGCGTTTTTGGCGTGTAGTTCCGGTGTACGGAAGTGTGAGCAACCCCCCGCAGTGCCGGACCCTTTTTGGTTGTGGGCGTAGTGGTTCATAAGCCGGTTGCTGTAGCCAGCCTCTAGCAGGCTAAGTGCTACGTGAAAGTCCTCCATCACCTCCATGGCGTCAAACTTAAGCCCTAAATGGGTCAGCGTGGGCGCGTGGTAGCCTAGTACTCGCATAATGCGCGTGTTATCCAAGTACTCGGCAACATTGCGGTTAGCGCCTTCGCGGGCGGCAAAACCCACATGCGCCACGCCGGGCAAGTTGAGGTGCATCCCCATGTCTGCAAATGCAGCCGCTAGCTCGGTGGGGGTGATGTCACGTAGCTTGGTGGGGTCGTCAGTGCGGCGGGCGTAAAACACTAAGTCGTCGTCTACCATGCAAAACGTGCGCGAGTGCACTAAGTGGTCCAATATGTATTGGCGCGTGGGCGCAATGGTTTGTATATGCGGCGGTAGCACTTCTACGTGGGGGTAGGCACAATACAAATCACGCTCGCGGTCTTGGACCACGAGCGTGACTATAAGGCCCGCCCCCACCAGTGCTCGGTAGGTAGTCTGGCTACCTGCCCGCCCATAGGTGGGGATGAAGATTTGCATCTTCTTAGTCGATGGTCTCTTCTACAGTGGCGGCTTCCAACTCGCTTTGCGCTTCGGTAGCCACGGCTGTTACTTTTTCAGCTTTCACCCGCTTAGCCTTTGGTGCTTTGGGTTCTTTAACTGGGCGCTCTTTTTTAACAACCAGTTCCGCAGCATAGCCCTCAATAGCAATGTAGCCGTGGGCTGCGTCGTAGGCTAGATCGGGAGTGGTAAGGCCGCTGTCCAGTGCTTGTTGCACGGTAAGGCCGTCCTTATAGGCGGCAAAGCGCTCGTAGGCTTTGCTGGTAGGACGTTTGGGGTTTGCACCCGCGAGCAACGTGATTACAGAGGTCAGTGCAACGCCCTTGGGTCCACGCACACCGGCACGGGTCTTGGCTTTTTCGGCAACGGAGGCTTTGATGATAGCCTTAGTAGCGATGATGCTAGGATTGAGCTTGGTGGTGGCTTTGGGGGCAGACTTGGTTTTTGCCATTTGAATTCCTAAAAACAACGCAGTAAAGGAGCATCTTTACCACTAATTTGCTTGCCCCCAATGCTCTAGGGGTTGAGTAAATTATACCATGCTTTTAATTCCCGTGCTGGGCAGTAGGGAATCTAATACGAAGTATGGGGGCTCGCGGTTAGTCCATTTAGACTGGCTAATTTTGCACTGAATGTAGTAGGTGCGGTAAGCCAAAACGGGGTCGTTGGGGCATTGGTATTCGGGGGGCATGCACTGTGGGGGGTCGGTCCACAAAGTAAAGGGCAGCAGTCTACCTACGTGCTGCAAGTCATCAATAACGCGCTGGCAAGCATGCACTTTGCCGTAGCGGTGAGTGTATTCATCACACAAGCCAAGGCCATGGTCAACAAGCCATTCAAAGTTATGGCAGTTTGCGCCTGCCCATAGTACAGATGGGTGCTTTGCGTGCGTGGGTTTGTAGGGCACTTGCGCGCCTACGCTATGTCCCACGGTGCACAGGATTTGCGCGGTCTCTAAGCACATCTTTACAACATGCTTGTCATGTTGATGCCGCGCAGCGGTGAATGGACACCGATCTAAGAAGAAGATATTCATTTGTATGCCTGTTTTGGTGGGGGTGCGTACAGTATAGCGTGCTATAAACTCTAACGTTGGCGCATCTCTTGCAGAAGCTCCATAAAGTCAATCATCTCACCCTCACGCTCGTCTAGTTTGCGCACAACGCGCTCGTCAACGGTGTCGCGAGCCAGTATGCGGTGTATGATTACCGACGCATGCGTGCTGCCTTGTCGCCGTATGCGGTCAATAACCTGCAAGTAGTCAATCAGTTTCCAAGTAACACCGAACATAGCCATGTGTCCGCACACGTCTTGTAGGCCGTCAATCCCTAGTGATATGGACGCTGTACTGCCCAACACTACCGGGAATGCTCCACGCCTAAACCGCTCAATAGTCTCGTCGTCTTTCTTGGTGTTGCCTGTAGATATTGATGGTACGTTTAACTCCCGCATCAACAAGTCACGGTCTTCTTGGAACTCATAAGTTACAATCAAGGGCTCGCCAGCAAGCTCTTCAATAAGGTCTTTAAGGGCCTCTAGCTTTTGGTCGTGTATGTGGTGGGCTACCCCCATATTGTCGTACACAAAACCGTTGGCTATCTGCCTGCACTTGCTTGACGCTACTGCTGCGTTGGCGGCTACAATAACATTGGCCTCTAAGCGCATAATCAAGTCGTCCTCGGCAGCGGTATACATCGCTTGCGCGGGGGCGGGTAGGTCAATGTATCTGTCGTCAAGCAGCAAGGCGGGCAAGTCTGTTATCTCCGCACGGGACACCCTTAGCATGTACGGGGAAATGCGCTCGCAGACGGCCTCAAATGCGCCGTCGTTGGGGTAGTGGGTGTATTTGTCCCACGGCTTTTGGTGAAAGTACCTTGCCCTGTACGCGGTTATGAACCGCCCTAGCGCAGCCCCCTCGTCAAGCAAGTAAGTCTGCCCAAATATGTCTTCAAGCCCGGTGGGGTTGAGTGTGCCTGTAAGTATGTACCTACGGTTGAACATACCTACCACATTGCGTATCAGTTTAAAACGGTTGGTGCTGGTGTCTTTAAACTTAGTACTCTCGTCAACAAATAGCACGTCAAATTTATTGCGCACAAGGGTCATGCGGGCGGGGGCGGGCTTGTTGCCCACCACGCCAAATAACCACGGTAGACCCTCGGGGTTTATCACGTAAACGTCGTAGTCGTCACTCTCAAGCAACGCTTGCTTGTTCTTGCCGTGCAGCACGCAGACGCGTAGGTGTTTAAATTCGTTCCACGTCTTGTGCTGTTTGGGCCACACGTTGTACGCGGGTTTTAGTGGACATACTACAAGCGTTTTCTTAATCATTCTCTTCTCTAAGAGAATACTGATTATGGCGTAGGCTATGGTGGTTTTGCCAAGGCCGGGGTCTAGCAAAAAGCCCGCTGCTGCTTGACTAATGCCTAGGCGTATCCCCGTCTCTTGGAAAGAACGCGGCGTGTAGGGCTTGGATTGCGGTGTCCACATCGTTATGTACCTCAGAAGTAAACCCCTGCGCTTGCAACTGCTGTCGGCGGTGTGCTTGCGCGGGGCGCTCGGCCTTACCCGGAGCTTTGAATTCAATAAATAGAACTTTCCCTTTGTAAAGGAAAATACGGTCAGGCCAGCCGGTAGACCCATCTGGCGTAAATTTTATGGCTAGTATGCCGTGGGTGTTTGCCCACGTGCACACTGCGCGCTCAATTGTTTTTTCAAGCATTAAGCCCCAAACCGACAGGGGCCGCCGCGCTTCTTACTAAAGTCGCACCAGACGCAGCCAAAGCTGGGCTTGGGGGCACAAAACTCGTCGCGTAACATCATAGCAATGCGGCCATCCCACAAGGTTTTTAACTTCTCAGCCCCGGACGCTGATATGCTCAACTTTTGTGGCACCTCGGTATCTTCTAGGTAGTAGGTAGTAACCTCGGCTTTAGTGGCCCTCCAAGCAATAAAGCTGCTCAGGGCGTATAGCTTGCGTTGGTCGGTGTGGGTGTCTTTGGGCTTACCGCTTTTCCACTCATAGACTTGCACCACGCCGTCGTTACGGTAGCGCACGGCGTCAAGTATGGCAATGCAGGCAGTGGTTTTGGCCGCTGGTGGGGACCGCGCCCAGTCTACATCGAAGCCCAGCTTCTTTTCAAGGTGCATGTCGCCGTTCTCGTGTTTTCGTAGCTCATCAAACACGGGTATGTACTTACTCTTAATAGCGCCGTGTAGGTCGCCGGGGTTGCCGGTAACAACGTATTTTTCAACACTGGCGTGTACCTCCAGTCCACGGGCAGCGGCGGGGCCGGGGGGTTGGCGCGGTAGCTTCATAACGCTGCCAAACTTCCACTTGGCGGGGCAGGCGTTGTAGGTCTCCCATTGGCTAAAAGACCACCGTAGTTTTACGGGCTCAAGCATGGGCGGGTTAGTTTGTTGGTTCATAATTTTCAATATCTGCCCAGTTGGGGCCAGCATAGCCTTCGCTTCTAAAAGGTACATCAAAACGGTCTTTGTCCATTGCTAGTTGTAGTCTAGCCATACCAGCGGCCTTGTTGTCAATGGGGACGCTAGCGTTAATTTCGTCATGCACAGCGGCAAGCATTACCTCGTCTGGTGCACGTTCTTTATCGTAATCGATAATAGACTGCTTGGTTTGGTCTGCACTGCTGCCTTGTATGAGATAGTTGAGCAGCTTGTAACTAAGATCTCTATCGAGGTTAGGCTCTCTATAATAGACACGTCCGCCCCAAGTGCGGATAAACTCGCCTCGTTTACCGCGATTTCTAGTGTCAAGCGATAGTTCCCTGATTTCGGGAAGAGCAGCGAAATAGGCGTTGCGGAGGGCTGTGCCTTCATCTTTATCGACTCCCATACTATCGGCTAGCTTGTCAACGCCCATGCCGTACATAATGCCAAATCCAATAATCTTAACATGCTTGCGCAGCATGGTCATGCCGGTTTGGGCTTTAATAATAGCCATCACGGCGGCGTGGGGGTCGGTGCTGGGGTTTTCTTTAAATGCTTGGTACAAGCTGCCCTCGGCGTAGTGGGACATTACACGCATCTCCTGTGCGCTAAAGTCACGCTTTATCCACACATGGCCCTCCTCAGGCAGCAAGTATTGTCGCATGTGCATCACGGGATGTATAATGCGGTTGGTGCGCTGTGCCTCTAGGCGTAGTAGGTCTGCTATTTGCTGGGGCACCACCAAGGTTTCAAAGTCGTTAGGTGGGTTTTGCAAGTTGGGTGCTTTGCAGCTCATGCGCCCGGTCTTGGTGCCGGACATGTCGCCGCCGCTACCCTTTTCGCCCCGCGTTTGGTTCCAGCTAGGGTGTAGGCGCCCGCCTTCGGCAAAGGCTTGCTCAAGCCACGGGCCAGCAAAGGTGCCTAGGCACGTAGCCAGAACACCTCTATATGCCATAAAATGTAAAAGGTCGGCATCTTTAACTCTACCCACAAGGTTTTTGCGTGCGGTAGACCGTTTACCTGTGGGGGTGAGCACCCAGTCCGTAACCATACCTGTTTTGTCAAGCGCATTAGCTAGCTCCTCATCGCTATCGATATTGAACTCTCCTAGGCGCGAGTGTACATATTGTTCCGCAACCCGCATGGCGTCGGTGTAGATAACTATGTCGTCGGCGAGCCTATCCATATCAAGCCGCACACCACGCCGTGTAGATTCTGCAAGTATGGGGCTTAGCTTTTGCTCGCGGCGGTAGGCCTCTAACATACCCATGGACATCATACGGGGCCATAACTTCTCGTAAAGAAGGAATGTACGGTCTGTGTCGCCAATGGCGTACACACCGCAAAGCTCGGCGGGGGCTTTGCTAATGTAGGCGCCCCAGTCGCTACGTTTGGCTTGTGGTACGTTGCTCAGCACCCAGTGCATAAGGTCGGTTTGTTCGTCGGGGGGCATACCAAGCTCACGTTCGGCGCTTTGCTTTAAGCCAAAGCTCATAGCGTAAGGGTTGGTGAGGAAAAGTAAAAACATGGTGTCGTGCACCATAAGTGGGTCTTTGGCTTTGTAGTCAAAGTAGTGCTCAAGTATGGCGGCTTCAAAGGCGGCGTTGTGGGCTAGCCAGCCGTCGGCTTTGTCGGCTTGCTTTAAAAAACGCAGTACCTCGGCACGCGCTAGGGGCCACGTTGTATTGTTGCCCGTAAGGTGGCCCCACGCAAGGTAAATTGACGCGTCTACGCCCCGTTTAAGTGCCACGCCCACGGGCTTGGGCGGGCTATAGCTGGGTGCGCCACGTATAGCTTCTGTTTCAAAGTCAATGGTGTGCATTAAACATCCAAATAGGGTGGGGTACCGGCAGCACAAGGCAATTCGCTTTCCCCCGTATGTGGTAAAAAACCCCGTGCCTAAGTGCACCGTGCAGGGAGTGTCCACGGTGAGTTTGGCAACTGACTAACGATGGCACGGGGTACAAACTTTAAAACTTCTTGGCAGCTTTTTTGCCAGCAGGCAACTCGGGCTCAGACTCCTCGTCCGAGGAGGCGTCGTAGCCAACTAGGCTAATACGTATGGCCTCGTTACGGCGGGCCTCAAGGGCGTCTAGTATGTCGTCACCGCCAGCGGCCTTAATGCCTTGGAACTGCACAACAAACTGGCTCTTGGGGTCGGGCTTGGTGCTAATGTCGGTAACTACGGCCCATGCTGGCAACCCGATGCTACCCGCTAGTATGTTGACATACTGGCTGTAGAACTTAACGCTCATAACGGGGATGTCCAGCACAGCAAGCTCGCCCTCTTTAATGGCCTTTAAAGGGTCGTCGGCGTCAAGCACGCTAGCGGGCAGCAGCACCAAACGGCGGGTTTCTTTGCAGGCTTTGCCCCGGCCACCGTTGGGGTCGCTGCCCCATTCGCGGTTGGGGCAGCCGGTGCACTGGCTGTGCTCGGGGTTAGTAACAACGCTGTCAGGCACCATGTCGTCATCGGTCTCGGCAAGGCTAAAGCAGTTCGGGTTAACAATGTTGTTGGGGTCGTAACGGCCCTTGTACAGGGCGTTTTTGTAGCTAGCGGCAAGTATGATGCACGGCAGTACGTTGCCCTTTACAGGCTGACCCCCGTAGCTTATAACCCCCGACTTTAAGCTAATTTTGCTCAGGTTGGGGCGCTCTTTGGCGGCGGCTTGTTTGGCTTGCGCAGCGAGCGCCGCAAACCTGCTAGCCGACGGCACTGCAACAGCAGTGCTTTTGGTTGGTACAACGACAGTAGTAGCCATAATAAGTAACTCCTAATTAGTTCAATAGTCCATCGCACGACGGATGTCGCGGATTTTGATATCTAGCAAGGGGGCAAGTGCCTCTCTGCTAGCTCTTGCTTCGGAAAGCTCGTGCTCAAGATGAGCAATCCGCTTATCCAAATTTTCACGTACAGTGGGGTTGTAGTCAACCTCGCGAGCAACTGCCATTTGTTTTTCGACCCTTGCAAGGCCAATTTTGTTACTCTCATTGTAAGTATTCATGTCATTTAACTCCAGTTTTAGATAGTTTGTAAACAGCAAACGGAACAACGCCGGGTATGGTTTCGCCCAAACCCCAGCGCTCTTTAATAGCGGCCCGTCCGGGTCGCTTTTCAAACAAACTGATGTCATCAGTCTGCTTGATGAATGCCCAGTACAGCGCCCAGTCGCTAACAACGGGCTCCATAGTGGGCTTGGGCAAGCCGTAAATTACGGTCTTGCCACCAATACTGGTAATCTTTTGGTGCAGCATCTGGCTGATAATAGCAGCCTCAAGTGCGCTCTCATCGGTTTTAAGCGCAGCGGCAATTTTGTCGGCAGCCAAACGCTTAGTCTTAATACGCCAGTGCTCGTCTGCTTTATCGGCAAGCTGGGTGGCGGTAAGCACTACAAAGTCGCCAAGGGTGGGGTCATCCATGGGTAATGTCCTCCGAGATAAGCTCCAGCAGCGGCGTAGCCATAGTCACGGGGCCGGTAGTGTCAAGCAGGTGGGTGGCGTGCAGCAGGGGCGCAATGTCTGGCCCTACGGACTGGTAGGTGCTGTCGGTAACGCGCACGTCCTGTATTTGGGTCTTGTGCGCAGGCGTAGCGGGCACGTAGGTTACGTTCAAAAATACACCGCTACCGGGGTGTTCATATAAGTGTTGCATATTAGTTAGGTCCTTGGCGCGCCCGGTGTGGGCGCTGGTTATATTGTAGCAGGGTATTAAGTTTCAAAATTCCGGTCGTAAGGATGCCGTGGCGCTGTGGGCCACGGTGGTGTACTGGCAAACATGGCGTTGAACGCGTCAGACCCCTGCGCAGCAGCTCGCACGGTGGCGGGTAAGGGTGTAGGTGCGGGTACCGTGCCAAGTGCAGCCTTGGCGGTTTGTACGTCGCCAAGTACGCGCTGTAGTTGATTTAAAGTATGAATGCGGTTGCCTTCTAAAATCTCCTCTAAGTGCTCAGCTTCTTCAAGTATGCGCCTAAGTTGCTTGGGCCCCACTCCGGCGTCGTCTAACAACGTGACCATAGGTAGCACGTCGTCTATCCATTCAATACACTGGTCAAGTGCGGTGGCACTGGTAACCTCTTCAACGCTAGCGTCGGGGCGGGCTAGGGTAGCGCGCACAAATTCGCGGTAGCGGGGCAGCATATGTTTCATGACTCGCCCCTTCCGTGGCACGCTCGGCAAGTGGTGCCTTCGTTCATTCCTTCGCCGCTGCCGTTACACGCTTGGCAGATGCTAAGTACATCGTCTTCTTCGCAGGATACCTCGCCCGGGTCGTAGCCAATGTCTTCATAGACTTGATCTATAGCGTCTTCGGCGCTGGTGGCCTCCACTTCACGCTCTATGTTGTTTACAAACACAATGTAGGTTTTTTTAATATTGTTCACCACTAGCTCCTAGTATTTTGGTGCTAAAGTTGTCGCTAACATCAATTAGCCAACAGCCAGCGTCGCCGTGGCTGTCGTCGGGAGTAAGTATATGGTCCGTGTTCCAAATACTCACGCCTAGCGACCCATTGGGGTCGCTGGTTGCTGCGCACAGCTCCTGCACAAGGCGGGCACTAGCGTAGTACACGTCGCCCGGGCGGGTTGCCATGCGCAGGGCAAGTCGGGCCACAATAACAGGGGCGTCGCCTCCGGCCCAATGGCCGTACACCACGGGCCCGAAGGCCCCGGTGCTACTGCTCCAGCACTGCATAAGTACTCTATCACCCATGGCACAGCTCCTCGGTTTTGGTCCACAAGCCAGCGTTAATCTTGGCTACGGGGCCAATAGCCTCAACAGCACGCACGCTGCTCTTGCGGCCAGTAAACATGCTCTTGGTATGCCAACCGCCCTGCATCACATTCTCCTGTATGCGGTTAAGTACCGACCACGCGCTAAGTCCGTCGTCAACCATGCGGCGCACCTTAAGCAGGTCTTCGGCTTTAAAGGGTTTCAAGCCAAGGCCGTAACGCAAGTCCATAGCGTGGGCGGCAAGCTCGTAAGTTTGCTCGGTAGTAAGTATGGTCTGCTTAAAGCCTTCAATCTGCTCAATCATGCGAGGAAAGTCTTCCTCGATGATGCGGCTAGCCACGTCAATCACCATGCCGGTGCTGCGCCCCTTGGTATGGATTATGCGGTGCGCGGCAATCTCTTTGCCAGTGGTCATGCCATTGCTGCACACCAGCCGGAAATACCCTGCCGTCAACGTGTAGGCGGCGGTGCCGTCGTGTGCGTTGGTAAGTACAAGTTCGCCAGTGCCGTCAAGGGCACCGCCGTACTTGTTGCGGTCAAGGGCTTGGTCTAGCTTGCGCAGACGCAAGCTGTGGCGGCAAAAGCCTTCTTTGCCAGCAACGCGCACACGGTTCTGGGTGGCTTCAAATACGCCCCAGCCTTGGTCAAGCAGGCGTTCAAGGGGCTCAATGGTGGGGATATACTCGTAGCGGGGACCCCGGGTAGGGGCCACGGCCTCGGCAGTGGCAAACACCGCCGGACACGCTTGGCGAATACCCGCCAAAGTCAGGGCATTGCCGGTGCGTAGAATACGTAAATTAGCCATTTAAAACTCTCCTAGTTAGTGCAATCCCGGAAGCTGCCGGGCCAGTACCTACATTATAGCGTGCTATAAACTCATGCAACAGCAAGTTGTTCAGCACACTGTATTTCATAAACTGGTTGCTCAACCATCTTAACGCCGGTCTGCACGCGTTTGCAGGTGGCGGTGGGGTCGTCTTCGTTGCCCCTAATCAGCGCGCGGACGTAAAGCCAAAAGCCCAGCTTTTCGGCGCTCTGCCAGCCAATGTCAAACTGGCGCACGCCGCCGGTAGGTTCGTCTCTAGTGGAGGTGAACTCGACACCCAGCTCATTCTCAAAAAACTCTAAAGCGTCAGTCATGTGCTGCATGCTTTTTACAGGCACATCAATGTAGACGCTGTAGCTGTACACCATAAGCTCGGCTTGGGGGCAGTGGGCCACTAGGCGGTCAAACGCCCGGGCCAAGTTAGTCGCTTTTACCACCCGGCTCAGTGTTTTGACATTAGAGGCTTGGCGGGCAATGTCGGCTTTGCGGTCAGCAAGCGCGGCAGTTAAAGATTTCATGCTAGATGCTCCTAGTTAGTACACCCAGAAAACCGCTGGGCCGGTAATTAATTATAGCGTGCTATATAGTCGGCGCACAACTATTTTTATATTTTTGTTCCAGCTCGACTGCTAGCTCTTTGGCGCTGGTAAAGGCGTAGTCGTTGCTCAAACTGTTAAAGCCACGATAGGCTAGCCAAGTGTCGTTAGGCTGTTTAGTGCAAACCATGATGTCGTATGCTAGATCACGCGGACTGTTTAAATACTCAATGCGGACGCAGGGTCCAAAGTCTTTGTAGTACATGTTTAGTGCACCCAGAACGCATGGCCCCGGAAAATGTACGTGCTGCCCGGCTCGGCGTTCATTACCGCCCGCTGGAAACGCATTACATCATGCACGGTAAGCTCTATCTCGTCTATTTCAATACGGAAGTATGTGGCCACTGCTTGCATGAGGTAACGTATTGCCTCTTGTAGGTTTTCGCACTCAATGGGGTCTTCGTCGGGCAGGTAGCCCGGGTCGTTGTGTCCGGCAACTACTTTAGTCATGTGCGCTGCTCCTTGGGGTTGGTTTGTCGTAAGGTTACGGAAGCTGCACTGGCCGTCACCAACTGATACGCGCCTTTGCTGTACTCCTGCACCACGCACCAGCTAGTGCGCTCTACGCGCGCGGCTTGCTCGCCACACGGTAAACACACTCTGTAACCCAGCGCGTAACGCTCGGGGTCTATGCAATCACCGCAAGAACGACAGCTGTAATAGTATTGTTTGACTTGCCCCATAGTATGGATGCTCCTAAGTTAATTAGAACACCAGCGGGTTGCTGGCAAGGCAATTATAGCGTGCTTTAAAGTCCGTGTGCCCTTAAATGCTTCCCACACACGGTGGGGTCTTGCCAGTCTTGTATGGGCAAGTCGGCCCGTTGAACTACCCAGTAACGGTTAACTCCACCGCCCTTGCTTTTAATGGATTTGTCGCGGTTGGCGCGTACAAAATTCTGGTTACGGAGTTCGTTAGCCAAGGCGTCTATCTGGCCCTTGGCGGGTTCTAGGCCGTAGTGGTACATGGCAAGTTCTTTAGCCGTGAATAGCACGCGGCCATCGGTTAACGGGGGCAAGTGTAGTTCGGGCTCTACTTTAAGCTGAGCAGCAAACCGCTCAATAGGGGAGCGCGCGGCGTCTATCACCTGTTCTTTCCACACAGTAGTGGGAGCCCACGCGGCGGGGTCAAACCCGGTTAGGTCACGGTCTAGTAAGTAAGCGTAGATAGCTGCCGCCCCAGCGGTGCTGGTCAACCACGCGGCCAACGGACGCCAGTAACCCTGCATGCCGCGCATGTCTAAGGCCTCGGTAACAGGGCTCCAACGTATAATAGCGGCTCTGCGGTCGTCCTCGTCTAGTTTGATACAGTCGTAGTAGTTGCTGGTAATCGCTAAGTTGGCTACGTTGCGGATCTTATACTCGGGGTCGCCTTTGCGGTTAACGGTCATGGTGGCGTTGGTGACCATGCCTTTAATCTTTTGGTTTACGCTGTCGCTGGCGCTGGGGGTGCGTTTAAGTTCGTCCGCGTGTATGAACTGCCGCGCAGCGTACAGACTTGTAAAGGTGGACTTAAGTTCGTCATTGCTCACTTTAACCGCGTTGTTGCCGTAGATAGCGTGCATGGGTGTGAGGAATAGGTCTTTACCCGTGCCGCTAGGGCCAAATATCAACAGCAGGGTGTTCAACTTAGCGCCCGGGTGCTGTAACGGATACGCCAGCCAGTTAAGCACCCACTCCTGCAAGTCTAAATCTCCAAGGTTGGCGCTCAGCAGCCCAAGCCACTGGTCTACAAGGCCGGGGTCTGGGGTTAAGCCCATACCCCGCCATGTGTTGAGGTACGCCTTACCGGCAGCGTCCATGTGGATGGTGGGTTGGCCGGGGCTGTACATCAAACCCTCTACCTGCAACTTACGCTCGTCTTTTAGCCAGAGCTTGGCTACGTTGACGTCCTTAGTAGTGCCGTCGGGCAAAGGCACTTGGGCTTGATAGTGCGCGTACACAAGCTCGGTAAAAGAGCTAGTGGTCATTAAAGCACCGCTCTCAATATCGGCAACCCTACTCATACTACGCACCACGGCTACTTTGCTGTTCAAGGCGAACTTCATAAGCTCGACCTCGCTTATGTCAATCTCCTCAAGGTCGGGCCAAGGGGTGTCTAGCAAAGCCTTGGCGTGGGTGTTGCCAACAGTAACGGCAAAGTCGTCAAACCCGTAGTCGGCACCACCAAGTAAATCGGCACTGGTGTGCATGCGCAGAATACGCGCCGTGCGTCCGGTAAGTTCTAGCAGCTTAGCGGCTAAGCGCTTGGCGGCCTCCTCAACTTGGAAGCTGGTGTTAATGTTGGTGTCAAACAAAATAACAGGCTCAAGCTCTAAAGCGCGCCAAGGTATGTCTCTAATCTCGGGCAGCAGAGCTATTTGGTGCTTGCGGCTAGACCAACCCCACACGCCGTTTAGCCCGATGCTGTAGTGCCCCAACCGCGCACCATTGATCGCTTTTATGACTGACTCATGAAAGAACACCCGCGCGCCCCGGGGCAGCTTGGTCCAGTCGGGTAAGGTAGCTGCATGGGGTAGATACGCTGCTGGCGGAGTGCTTGGCGGGCAGAACATCTTGCCTAGTTTGTAGGCTGGGGCCAGGGTGGGGTCAACGGCAGCGGCAAAACTGTGTATCACCCGCAGGGGGGTGGGGTCAGCAGCGGGGCGGCGGGGTACGAGCCTAGCGCTCCACCACTCAATTTCAAACCCCAGTGGACTATGGTGGGGGAACACTATAGCGTACCGGTCGTCCTCGTATGCGCTAACTATGCCCCGTGCGGCCTCCATTAGGGCTTGCGCGCTAAGCACTTTGAGCTCTAGCTGCGCGGCAAGGGTGATACTTATTCCGCGGTCGGCTAAGTATTTAATAACCTCAGGGGGGGTGACGTGTGCATGGGGCGTAGTGCCCTTAACCTGCGAATAGGCTAACATGGTATAATGTACCCAGCGCTCATTGCTGAGCGTTGTCCTAGTAGAAGTGTAGAAGTAGAAGTCTAAAAGCCACCGGATTCAGCCCCGCGTGGCTTTTTTGTTGCCTTGGGCCAGTATAGCATTGGGCAGGGCGCTACAAGGCTAGAATATTAGACTCTAACCGCCCGCTCTGGCCCCGTGTGTAAGTGCTATCAAGCAAAAGTTTACGTCCAGTGCGCAAGTAAAATCGCTTGTCGCTACGCTCTACTTCGCAAGGTACGCCATTCACTATAAAACGCCACGTGGGGTTAACGCGCTCGGTATAGGGGGGACACTGTAGCTGCTGAATAGCAGGCGTGCGTTTAAGGAACAGCGTAAGTCTACTTATGGGGTCCGTTACAAATGACCCACCGGGCTTTAAAAAGGGGAGGTTTCTTGAGTCATTAGGCATGGGTCTAGGCTCCTAAAAGTGGTGGTAGCATGGTAGCGTGGAGGTAGCGAGGTGCTTGCTACCGCGTAAGTTGTTGTATTGTATAGTGTTTTTAATTCTTAGTAGCATGGTAACTAGCAAATATATAACCCTACACTATGTGAAACTGCCTACTTAACATAATATATTTAATTTAATACGTGGTATTGGGTACCCATGCTACTTGTTATTGTGGCAAAAAAGCTATATAAAACAACGGTCCTATTTTTGGGTCCTTGCTACCAATTTTGGGCTTTGGACTGTAAACCCACCAAAATGGGGCGCGGGGGCTGAGTTGGTAGGGTTTTTGTCTAAGGGCTAGGGGCTCAAAATGGTGGCGAGTCAACGGCCCCTTGGTAGTAAATTTTGGCCCCAAAAGCCGAATACTTGGATACCTATACGCGCGAGTTTAGGATTTGATTGGAAAGAACTTAGTCTTTTAGACCCCAGACTGGAGCTGACTTTGCCGGGCTAAAATAAAAGGACCCCACACAACCAGAGTGTGGAGCCCTTGGTGCTGAGCGCTCAGGCCAGTTCCTCAATAGACTCGAGCGTCCAACCCCCGCCATTATCAATAAGGTGCGCGGCTTCTGCCATTGCAAGAGCCTCGGCGTCGTCCTCGCTGTCGGCGTCTACAGTCACTACCACGTAGGCCTCGTACTTTAGCTCAACTTCGTAAGTGCGTTTGGCCATGCTCAGTGCTCCTGCATGCTGGCGGCTACGTCGGCGGTCACTTGAGCCAGCACAGCGGTACGGGTGCCGCTGTAGCCCATACCCCGCAGAATAGACAGGGCCGTTGGACCCCGACTCATACGCATGCCCTTAGACTCTAGCCTAAGCGCACTACGCAGAGTGGCTAGCCTGTAAGCGTTGATTTGTGTGGGTGTTGTGAGTGCGGTCATAGTGCGAATACCCCTTAGTAATTAGACCACCAGCCATTTGCTGGCATGCCAATTATAGGGGGCCAGAGTTGTCAGCGGGCAAACTAAATGGTCAGCACTTGGGGCTGACCGCTGAGCTGACCAGACTCTATACTGATACCTACGCGCGCGAGTTTCTTATTTGATCCAAAATGTATTTAATACTAGAGCTGACCAGAATCATCTCAGGTCATCTCGTCTCGTCTCTGGTCGTCGGGTCGGGTCGGCGGTCGTGGTCAGATCGGCAATCGTTGTCGGTGTAAGGTTGGTGTAAGGTTCCGGGCGCAAAAAACCCGGCCGGGGCCGGGTTTCAGGGGCTAAGGGTAAACCCTATGCTAGTTCAACATTCGGCTTTGCACCCTTAGCCCGGTAGGCCAAGAACCCGGCTGCGTTACCGGCTGCGATACCGGCCGGGTACTGCGCTGCCACTTGCGCCACGGTAACGGGCTCGCCGTCATTGGCCTCAATAGCGTCCAGCACAGCCTGCCACTGTAATGCGTTAACGTGCCCGGCGGTAGGGTTATAGGGCAGCCCGGTCAGTTGGTAGGTGGCACCGCCCACGGCCACGGGACGCGTGCCTTTGTAGGTAGCTACGTGGTTTGCGGCCACATAGGTCTCACCGCCCACGGCCACGGCATGCACCTTAGCTGGTGCCACTGGTGCCACTGGTGCGGCCAACAGACCGGCGAAAGGGTTTGCGGCCACTTCAACGGCCTCTACTTCGACCACGGGGTTTGCCACTGGGGCGGGGGATTTTGCTTTGCGTGCCATAAGGCCTCCTAGTTAGTACAGTGCACCGGGATTGGTACACGCTTACATTATAGCGCGCTATAAACGGTCATGCCGTGTAAAGTTTTGTAAAGTTAAACCGGGCGTCGGTGTAAGGTTGGTGTAAGGTTGGCACCTTACATGAACCTTACAACCCAGCACCTGGACCCTTGTAAGGTTGGTGTAAGGTTGGCACCTTACATGAACCTTACACCGAACCCACGTGCCCACCGAACCCACTCAGCCCCGAGCCCACGTGCCCACCGAACCCACTCAGCCCCGAGCCCACGTGCCCTGAGCTCAGCGACCCTGAGCTGAGCGACCACGATTACAGAATCGACAAGGATCGTTCAAGGTACCGGGTTGACCTGAGCCGAATTGACCAGAACCATCGAGTGGTGCAGGGCTCTAGGGCCTGCCTCAGTCATAGCACTGAGTCCACAGCTCTAAATTTTTTCGACGCTCGATTTTTAGCACTGACTACTTTGTAGCAAGCTATAAATTTTGGACTCCCAAATTTTTTGTGCTACACTGCGCGGGCCTTACTTTTACAGGAGTTACCCTATTATGGACAGCCCCAAAGGTGCCCCGCTGCACGTATGCGCCCCCAAAGAATTTAGACAGGTGCCCAACTTTACCGGCCACCACGAGCTTGACGCCGTGATACAGAAAAATCAAAACCCCGATATTGCACGCCGCATGGGGTTTTATATGGGCCGGGGCGGTGGCGCTTACATGGAGCGCACCGGGTACACAGGCTACAACCCCGACGAGAGCGACATTTAATTTACTATGGCAACAGCCACCCCCGCCCGCCTGCCCGACAAAGCCGGCGACTGGGCCTACGCCCAAGCCCAGTACGAACTTGGCGTTAAATCCATACGCAGCATAGCCCTTGATATTGGCAGCACCGACAGCGCCATAAGCAACCGCGCCACGCGTAACGGCTGGCTACGCGACCCCCTTGCCCGCCGCCGCTTGCAGGAGGAGATTGACGCCAAAGCCGCCGAGCGCTACCGCGCCGAGCGCGACGCTTTACGCACCGAGGTTATTGCCGTTACCGCCACTATGCAGAGCACGGTGTTGGTGGACCACCGCACCGACATTAAAGCCGCGCGTAAAATTGTTAGCCAACTGCTTGAAGAGCTTAGCGCTGTAACTGTTGGTATTGAGGAGTTTGAGGGTTTAGGCGAGCTACTCAACGCCCCGGACGACCGTGGCATAGATAGGCTTAACGCCGCCTACCGGCGCGTAATTAGCATGCCCGAGCGCGTAACCAGCATAAACGCCCTAGCCACCGCGCTCAAAACACTGGTGTTGCTTGAGCGCCAAGCGTTTGGTATTAGCGGCTTGATTGAAGACCCCGACGCCGTACGCCCCCCTGAGGCGGTTACCAAGGGTCTTGACAAAATTATGGCTAAGTTTGACGCCGTGCTGGCCTTGCAGGCCCCCACGCCTGAGGACGCTAAGTCCCTGGAGGTGATTGACGTAGGGGAGATCCGAGATGGGGTGTCTGTACCAACTTAGCTTCCCTAATGGAAAGACCTACATAGGTATAACGCGCTCTACAGCGGAGCGCAGGCTAAAGGGACACGTTAAAGGTTCAAAAAACCCTAGACACTTAGTTACTAAAGCCATTGCTAAGTATGGGGTGCCAAAAGTGGAGACTTTAATCATTTGCGATGACTGGGAGTCACTTTGTTCTATGGAGCAGCGGGCCATAAAGGTGTATGCTCCGGCCTACAATATGACCGCTGGTGGTGAGGGTGTGCTAGACCCACACGGAGAAGTAAGGACTAAGATCTCAGCAAAATCTACCGAGCAGTGGAAAAGTTCAGCAGCACGGCAAGCTAATGCAGCAGCAAATGTAGCCACGTGGGCAGACCCCCAAAAACGTAAATCTTTAGGGGAGCTGCGTGTAGCTCAGTGGAAAACACCCGAGTATAGGACCAAAGTCACTGCCTCCATACGACGTGGCAAGGCCACACAAGCTATATTTCATTACGGAGCAATCTCCACACGAATTGCTTACGGAGAGTGTATTCTAGAGAGGCGAGAATGTTCCCTGATCGCTTAAAGCAGCAGCTCTTAGATGCACCATTCGACAAGATAGCGCAGCTTTGGAAAATTCTTGAGGAACAGGCTGGAGACCCAGCTAAGGTCTGGCTCAGCCAAAATGATAGATTCTATTTACTTGTGCGTACCCTTAAGCGGGTAGACGCTATACACGAATGGCTTTACGCTCGGTGCCGCGAGGTTGAGCGCGAGCCCGACGGCTACTTAGACCTGTGGGCCCGCGAACACTACAAGAGCACCATAATAACTTTTGCGGGCATAATACAAGAGATATTGAAGAACCCCGACATTACTGTAGGGTTATTCAGCCACACAAAGCCCATTGCCAAAGCGTTTTTGCGCCAGATACAAAAAGAGCTTGAAGGCAACGAGGAGCTTAAAGCGTTGTTCCCTACCGTGTTGTACAGCAACCCCAGCCGGGAAAGCCCTAGCTGGAGCCTTGACAACGGCATTGTAGTGCGCCGGGGCAGCAACCCCAAGGAGGCCACACTTGAGGCCCACGGCCTAGTAGACGGCCAACCCACCAGTAAACACTTTGCCTTGCTTGTGTATGACGACGTAGTTACGATTGAGAGCGTTAGCACCCCCGAGCAAATACAAAAGACCACCGCCGCATGGGAAATGTCCGACAACTTGGGCAGCGCCGGAGGCCGCAAATGGCACATAGGCACCCGCTACAGCTACGCCGACACCTACGAAACCATTATGGAGCGCCAAGTTGCCAAGCTGCGCAAGTACCCCGCTACCGACACCGGCAAGATAGACGGTGCGCCCGTGCTGTTTAGCAAAGACGTGTGGGACGAAAAGGTTAAAGCCCAAGGCGAGGCCACCATTGCCTGCCAAATGCTGCAAGACCCCCTTAGCGGCCAGCAGCGCATGTTCAACGTTGAGGACCTTAGATATTACGAGGTACGCCCCGAGACGCTTAACGTGTACATTTTAGTGGACCCCGCCCGCAGTAAAAAGAAAAACAGCGCCAAGACCGGCATTGTGGTGCTGGGCCTAGACTACGGCATGAACAAGTACATTTTGGACGGATTTAACCACCAAATGGATTTAAGGGAGCGCTGGGAGCGTACCGCCATGCTCTACCATAAATGGAAAGCCAGCCCCGGCGTGCGCAACTGCTACGTAGGCTACGAGGCCTTTGGCGCGCAAGCCGACCTTGACTACTTTGAAGAACAGATGCGCAAACCCGACGAGGGCGGCACCTTCCCCATAGTGGAGCTTGCATGGCCGCGTGATGGCGAGGGTGGCAAAACCGACCGCGTACAACGCCTGAGCCCCGACCTTAGAGCCGGTAAGTTGTACATACCCTACCCCACCGACGTTAACAAGCTAACCACCACGCAGCGGCGGTTTGGCGCTAGCGGGCAGGACTTTAGAATTTCTAAACCCATACGCCGCAAAACCAAGACCGGTGAGATTTACGACGTAGTGGCAGACCTTAAAATGCAGATTCATTTTTTCCCGCACGGGGGCCGGGTCGACCTTATTGACGCCCTAGCCCGTATTTACGACATGCAGCCCAAAGCCCCCAGCTACCGAGAACCCGACTACGCAGAACCCGAGTTTATTTAAGGAGCACCCCTACCATGCCACTAAAAAAGTCCACTACGCCGCAAGCGTTCCGTGCTAATGTTAAAACCGAGGTCAAAGCCGGTAAGCCCGTCAAGCAAGCGGTGGCAATCGCCTACAGTGTAAAGCGGCAAGCCGCCCAAGACCAACGGAAGCGTTAAACTATGAGCAAAGACCCAAGACTAGAGCGCGCTGGCGTAACCGGGTACAACAAACCCAAGGCTACGCCTAGTCACCCTACAAAAAGCCATGTTGTAGTGGCAAAATCTGGCGACCAAGTTAAGACAATTCACTTTGGTCAACAAGGAGTTAAGGGTAGCCCTGCCGGGTCTGCCCGAAACGAGGCGTTCAAGGCACGTCATGCCGAGAACATTGCAAAGGGCCCTATGTCTGCGGCATACTGGGCGAATAAAGTTAAATGGTAAAAAGGAATTACTATGGCTACGACAAAGAAAATGAATCCCTTCGGTAAACCTGAAACTAAGGCTAACGAAGCTAAAGAAAAGAAAATGGCACCGGGCAAAAAAGCCTACTCTGCCATGGAAAAGAAGATGGAGCCCACAATGCACAAGGGCACGCGGGGTAAAAGTGGCTACTAAACCGGGGCTCTACGCTAACATCCACGCAAAGCAAGAGCGCATTAAAAACGGCTCTGGCGAGCGGATGCGTAAGGTGGGCAGCAAAGACGCCCCTACTAAAGCCGACTTTGTGCAGTCTGCAAAGACAGCAAAGAAAAAGTAGGGTCTGGCGGTTGTGGCATAATGCCGCGCATGGGGGCTCCGCACCCCCGCCACTACAAAGGACGTGCACATGGGCCAGACTACCCAGCCTTTACAAAACCTAGCTACGCTGAACATGATCAACAGTAAGGTCACAACACGTACTACTAGCTGGCTAGACCTAGCCACCCGCGCATGGGGCGCTGAGTTTAGAGCTCCTGACCCCGGAATTTACGAGTTCAGCAACGGGCGTAAGTTCGATTCCACTGACCAATCTTATGAAGGTATATATGGACCTTGACACTATTTATAAAACGGGCGTAGGCACTAGCCACGCTGCCGGACTGCAAGCGGTGTTTGACTTTGGCGTTGCTAGCGTACCCGTGGTGGATGTTGTAGAGGCTGTAGAGCCCGCCACCCCCGCCACCCCAGCAGAGCCCCAGTAAATGGACACCAACGGCAACGACATCCAGACCGTAGAGATTACCTCTCACGACGAGGAGACCGTAATGATGGAGGCTGCGGCTAAAACCGCAGCCCAAATTTTAACCGACGCCTACCCCCGCCACTTGTGGGCTGTGGGTTGGCTACCCGGTGCCGCCTTGTGTGTTAAGAACATGGCTATACCCGGCAACTACGGCTACACGTTAGACTGCACCAAGATTGCCACTGCTAGCGAGTTTAAAAAACTTGTGCGCACCGCTGGCGGCGAACTACTTGAGCGCTGTGGTATGAACCGTGGCACTTGGGACGGCGAGTTTGCTACTAAACTTGAGGGGTCTGACCCCCAGCACTTCCAAACTATAGGAGCTTAGACACTATGCCCCAAGTAAATCCCCGCCTAGCCGCAGCCATGGCTAACACGCTGGGTAGACCCGCGCAGCCCATGCCGCAGCAGGTAGTACCCGTGCCCGTGCCCGTGGCAGTAGCCCCCCAGCAAATGATGCCGCAGCAGGCAATGCCGCAGCGCTCTACTACTGGCGTGAACGCTGGTGAACTGGGCGTGCCTTGGAACTTTAGATTTGGACAAAGGAGATAACCCATGGCTACTAACCGTATAGTCTCTAAAAAAGAGCTAGAGGACTCTGGCATGACATTGCGTGAGTTTTTGAACAAAGAGAAAAACCTAACAATGAAACCCCCCGAGGGCACAAAGTATGGTGTAAATGTGGCGCGCCCCACAAAAGAGGCCCGCGCCGCTATGAACGCGCAAGACAACGCAGACCGTGGCATGGACGAAAAAGGCCAACCCCTGCAACGCACTGCGGGCTACGTGCCGCGCATGCAGTACCGCGATAGTGGGCACGAGGCCGTAGACAAGCAAGACTTTGCAATGCGCATGGGCGGTGGGCAAGGTAAAAGAGGCATGGACGCCGGTGAGCTTGGTAAAAAGTGGAAAGACACATTTGAGTGAAAGAGAACACTTTCCGGCATTGGGTGGGGGTGGACTTTGACGGCACCCTAGCCACGTACGACCACTACCGGGGCGACGAACACACGGGCGACCCCGTTGAGCCCATGGTCAAGTTGGTGCGTAAGTTGCTGCACGAGGGTGTAGATGTGCGCCTGTTTACCGCGCGCAAGCCACACCCCGCCCTGCGCAAGTGGATGAAAGAACACCTAGGTGTTATACTACCCATAACAAATGTGAAAGACCCCGGAATGATCGCCATGTACGACGACCGCGCCATTAACGTACAACGCAACACCGGCAAACTAAGTGGGGCAGAGAATGTTCAAACCGGAAAATAAAGCCGTAGCACCCACCGCGCAGGGCGACCAACCCGTTGATGACGGCTCTTTTTTCGATGGCGTAGACTGGCTCACTCGCGCTAGTAGTGCGTACCAAGCTAGCACCAGCTACATGGACACCAACTACCGCAAAACTTGGGAGGACAGCATACGCGCCTTCCACAGCCAGTTTCCTAGCGATAGTAAGTACAACGCCCCCGCGTACGAAAAGCGGAGTCGTTTGTACAGACCCAAGACGCGCACCATTATTCGTAAGAATGAGGCCGCTAGTGCCGCCGCATTCTTCAGCAATATGGACACCGTTAGCGTCGGCGCGCAGGACCAGTCGAACAAGGGCCAGTTGATGAATGCGGAGATCATGAAAGGTCTGCTGCAATACCGACTAACCAAATCGATTCCGTGGTTCCAAATTGTGCAGGGCGGCATACAGGACGCACAGACCATGGGCGTGGTGTGCGCACACATATACTGGAAATACGAAGAGGAAGAGGACACTGAGGCCGAGCCCGTGTTGCCCGCCAATGACGAAGAAAACCCCGCCCAGCAGGGCATGCCCGTGGGCGCTTTTGTTCTTGGTGACGGAGAACAAACAGACCAAGTAACGCGCGTACCCAAAGAGCCCGCAACAGCAGCGCGCAAACCCGCGCTAGTTGACAAACCAGTGGTGGACGTTCTCCCAGTTGAGAACCTACGCATTGACCCCGCCGCTAACTGGACCGACCCCATACACTCCTCGCCCTACGTAATACACTTAATGCCCGTGTACGTGATGGACGCCAAAGCCAAGATGCGCTCGGGTGAATGGATCACCGTTAGCGACGGCATGCTCAACAGGGCCACCAGCGTACAGGACAGTACCCGCCAAGCCCGCCAAAAAGACCGGGATGACCCTACCAACTCGGATGGTAAGTCGGTGCATGATTACGAAGTTGTATGGGTGCACCGCCACATACACCGCCACAAGGGTAAAGACATTGAGTTTTACACGCTGGGCGACATGGCTATGCTCAGCACGCCTAGGCCGTTAAGCGAGTCCGTACTGCATGGACGCCGCCCTTACGAAATGGGTTGCTGCATTTTAGAAACCCACCGCATTATGCCTAGCGGCGTGTACCCATTAGGCAAGGGCTTGCAGGACGAGGCCAACGAGGTTGTTAACCAGCGCCTAGATAACGTCAAGTTCGCACTGAACAAGAAGTGGTTTGCCAAGCGTGGCCGCGACGTAGACATTGGTGGCCTAGTGCGTAACGTGCCCGGCGGCGTAGTTATGATGGATGACCCCGAAAAAGACGTGCGTGAGATCAGCTGGCCTGATGTCACGCAGTCTGCTTATGAGGAGCAGAACCGGATTAACTTAGACATGGACGAGTTGCTTGGCAACTTTAACCCTGCTGGCCTTATGGCAAGCGGCGCGCACCAAAACAGCCCGGCGCGCAACATGTCCATGCTCAACCAAAGCACGGGCACTATGGTTGAATACATGATACGCACCTACGTGGAGACTTTTGTGCAGCCCGTACTGCGTCAGCTTGTGTTGTTGGAGCAGTTTTACGAGACTGACGAGGTGTTGCTTAGCTTGGTTGGCAACAACGCCCAACTATTTCAACGGTTTGGGTTGTCCGCTATTACTGATGACCTGTTGAAACAGGAGCTTACCTTGACTGTAAACGTGGGCATGGGCGCTACCGACCCCACCACCAAACTGCAAAAGTTTTTAACCGCCATGAACAGCTACGCCGCCATGGCTAAGTCGCCCCCGCCCGGGGTTAATTTGCAAGAGGTGGGCAAGGAAATTTTTGGTCATCTTGGTTACAGCGACGGCACTAGGTTCTTTACCCAAGACAATCCGCAAGTGCTTGCAATGCAGCAGCAAATGCAGCAGATGCAGCAAGCCATGCAGCAGATGCAGCAAAAACTGAATGACAAAATGGTTGGACACCAAGTGGGCTTGCAGAAAGTGCAAATTTCTAGCCAGACCAAAGAGAAAATTGCCACCATGCAGGAAGAAAACCAGAACCGCCGCAGCTTTGCAACGCACATTGGCGCTATAATGCAGGCCAATCACGCTCATGAATCTAATATGCAACTAGCCGGAGCAAAGAATGTCGGACCAAAGTGACCAACTAATCGCCACGGCGGTGTTGGGCCAACAGATTGACAGCTTTAACAAGTCCGACATTGGTAGGTATTTACAGGGTCGGGCAAAAAGGGTATATAATTCTGCCGTAGAAGACTTCAAGCGCCTAGACGCCTCCAATACGGAAGCAGTGCGCAAGTGCCAGACCGACATGTGGAAAGCCGAAGCCTTTATGGGCTGGCTAGAGCAGGGCATTCAAGAGGGACTTACTTCTCTTGGCATTTTAGAAGGAATAGATGATGAAACTGAAACACTTTAGACTAATGGCCGAGGAGGGCGACGACGGCGGCGGTAGCGGCAGTGGCCCTAGCGGCGGCGACGCAATAGGCACCGGCAACGACGCCCGCATTGCTTTGCTGAACAGTATTGGTGACCAATACGATGCCATTCGTGCTGAAGATTTAGCAGACATCAACGACGACGGGTCTACCACACCGTTTGCAGCGCCTACTACAGATGAAGAAGAGGCTGCAGAAGCCCCGGTAGAGCCGGTTGCTGAGGAAGAAGCCCCCACCACCCAAATGATTACCCGGAAGGTTAACGGCAAAGACGTTACACTTCCGCTAGAAGACTGGCTTATTCGTGCCCAGAAAGTAGAAGCTGCGGACGAATACCTACAAGACGCGGCTCGTCAGCGCAAGGAAGCCCTGCGCCAAGAGCCACAACCCGCACCCGTTGTGCCAAAAGGTCCTTCTACCGAGGAACTTGCGGCCCAACAGTTAGCCGAAAGGCGGCAGCTTGCCCGAGCTATACAAATGGGCACGGAAGAAGAGGCAGTCGCTGCACTTGAAAAATTGCAGAACATGGGCAAAACTCCTACCTTAACGGTGGAGGACGTAGGCCGTGTAGCCGATGAGCGTCTGAGGTTCAATACCGCGTTAGCATGGTTCGCAGACGAGTATAAAGATCTTACAGGCAACCCCCAACTGTACAACATGGTGATCGAACGAGAGGCTGCGCTAGTACGCGGCGGTGACGCGCGCCCCTATGTTGAACGGTACAAAGAGGTTGGTGACGAGGTACGTACTTGGCGTGATGAACTTATCGAGTCTGCAAAACCATCGGTCTCTGCACCACCCCCCTCGTCCTTGGATGCCAAGCGCGCAGCGAAAGCCGCCGCACCAAAAGCACCCTCGGTTGCGAGTACAAAGGCGGCACCTGTTCAACAGGAAGAGGAAGATGATTCTGCTAGCTCTGTTATAGCGGCAATGGCTAAAGCACGCGGAGGCCCACAGTGGGCTCGCGGCTAATCAATTTTTCATAAAAGGAGCCTATTATGGCAGGACAAGTATGGGCAGTTAACTCGCTCGGAGGCTTCATGTATAGCCGCCAGTTGAGTAATGTGCTTCGCATGGCGGTACAACCGTTGGTGAAGTTTCGTCAATTTGCCGACGTGCGTGACGCAAGTCAGCAAGGCAAGAAAAAGGGTGACGTGTTCACTTGGGACGTCTTCTCTGACGTAGCCACTGTGGGCGGTGTGTTGACTGAAACCAACACCATGCCTGAAACCAACTTCACAATCACGCAGGGCACCCTGACCGTGACCGAAGCTGGCAATAGCGTACCTTACTCTGGCAAACTGGACAACCTTTCCAAGTTCCCAGTGCAAGAGCTGATCCAAAAAGTGTTGAAAAACGACGCAGTCAAAACATTTGACCGCTTGGCTTGGGCACAGTTCAACCAAACGCTGTTGCGGGTAATTCCGGTTAGTGGTACAGACACCGCTGCTTTGACGTTGTACACCAACGGCACCGTTACGGGCACCAACAGCATTGCGTACAACAACGCACATGCCAAGTCGCTTACCGACTTGATGAAGGAGCGTAATATTCCCGCCTATTTGGGCGACGACTACTACACGCTGGCATGGCCTACTACGCTGCGGACTTTCAAGAACAACTTGGAAACAATCCACCAGTACAGTGACACCGGCTTTAAACTCATCATGAATGGTGAAATTGGCCGCTACGAAAACAACCGCTACGTTGAGCAAACCAACATTGCTAAGGGCTACGGTACTACGGGTATCAGCAGCACTGCTGGCGGCGACATGGTGCCTTGGGTTACGGGCAAATCAGACTGGATGTTCACTTTTGGTAACGACACCGTTGCCGAGGCTGTTGCCGTACCTGAAGAAATGCGTGGTAAAATCCCATCCGACTACGGTCGCAGTAAAGGTGTCGCTTGGTACTATCTGGGCGGCTTTGGTATTGTTCACACTCTCGCTGCCAATGCTCGCATTGTCAAGTGGGATTCTGCTGCTTAAGGAGTACTGAGTTATGACGACCAAAAACATGGCATACGACCACCCAGCCTACGTGGCTCGGTTGGCACACGCATTCGGCCAAAATGCAGCAGGCGCAAGTACGGCGTTTAGTAAGTTCGTGGCATTTACGGGGTTGACTGTGTTCTCTATCACAGCCGCGCAAATCACGGCTGGTACTAGCACCTACACCGCTTGGAACGGCACCAGCACTATCACCAACATTAACGGCGACTCGTTCTCCGCTATTGTGGTGCGTAACTCGGCAGCAATGGGGGCAACTCCGGCGCTTACAACCAGCACCTACGGGCCCTACACCTTGGGCTTGTTTAACGGTACTGCCACGGGCACGCAAACCACCGTAGCGGGCGCTGGCGTGTACGTGGCGCTGGGTACGGCTACGGGCGCTGCTGCACCCGCTGTTAACGGCGGCTTTACGGTCAACCAAGGCGACACAGTGCACATTGTGCGTGGTACGGACGCTACGGCGGTCGCTGCCTACGCGATTGAGTATGGTGTTAGTCCGTTGTCCAACGTAACTCTTTAAGGAGCAATATTATGGCTGGAAACACCTCAACCAAAAAACAATATTCCGGAAATCGTGAGATGCCGGTTAATAAAGTTGCACCCACGCGCATGGCTACGACACCTAACCGTCCTGCTGTGTACGATGGGCAACTGAGTGGCCTGGACAAGCAAGCCTTTGCAGACCCCATGAACATGGGTGCACCTGCTAAGATCGCTGGCCTTGACGGCCTGTACAACGACATTGGAGAAATGTCTGGTTTTATCACCGACGGTTACTTGGATAAGAGCCGCACACCTTACGGTGAAGCTGCCAAGTTCAATTTCCTGCCCCCGGGCATGGATATTAACAACCAACAAAACGCCGAGATTAACCAAATGTCTATGCACAGCTACATGGGCGGCGAGAGCTATCCCGGTGATGGTTGGATGCCTAAACCTCGCGACGTTAAGGAGTAAGGCGTAGGGGCCTCCTACAAAGGGGCCCCTACTTACGAGCAGCTTGAATAAACGGAGTAATAGTCATGCATCCATTGCAAGAAAAATTTCAAATTACTGTACCTGCCCGTGATGAGGCAGAAGAACCATGGGTGCTACCTACCCACATTAGCAAGCCTATACCTATGGGCAAGTTCAATGTTATTCCGGATTTAAATTCTGAGGGGACTTGTGGCATGCCGTTAGTATTGTCCGGCAGTACGGACATTAGCGGTGGGCAAGTTAAACCCGAGAGCCTTATGAAGGGCTTTGAAAAGGTAGAGATGAAAGGCTGCGACGACCAGTACACTGGTGAGCATATTGATCATTTTTACGGCGATGCTGGCGGGTTTGTTGAGCGTAATAATTACCTTGATCGCGAATAGCCATGACTACTTTATTTATTACTGAATTTACCGGGCTTGGGCGCGACACGGCTAGTTTAATCGTGCCCGCAGCGAACCAACCCGCCACTGCGGAGCAGACGGTTACGCTCTCGGGTAGTTCTACTAGTTCTAACGCACTTAATGCGGCTACCACACTGGTCAGACTACAGGCTAATGCGGTGTGCAACATTTTAATGGGCGCTAACCCCACGGCTACCACGGCTAACATGCGGTTAGCCGCTGACCAAACTGAATACTTTACAGTCACCCCCGGCCTCGGCTTTAAGGTGGCTGCTATTGCTGGGGTGTAGCCATGTTGGGCTTTATGGTAGGTATGCTGGGTACGTTGTCGGCAGTGCCAGCGCCACACCCAGTAATTGACTACTACATTCTTGTTGAAGACGGAGGAATTCTGCTTCAAGAAGACGGATATGCTTTGATACAGTAAACTAGGAGAACGCATGCCATCAATTACGCTGAACCTCAAACAACCTTACGGGGTTATTTACGGGCACGACCGTGCCAAGTACGACCAAGATGGCAAAATGTTCGATGCTCAGTATCGACTAATTGCCCCACCCAAGGAAAAAGAGGTCAGCCTAGTTGGACTCACCGGGGAGCTTGACGCGCTAGACAGTGCTAAGACTTTTTTGGTGAATATACTAAGCCAAAATCCATTGAGCAAAAGCGTAATTTACAAAGAGGTTGAGAACAACAACCAAGTATGGAACAACGTGCGTGACGCCGCCCTTATATTGGGAATTGTTAAGTTCACGCAAAAGAACTTAGAGATGTGGAAGCTGCCGGAGTCTATCTCCGTGGGAGCTTAACATGGTCTGGAGCATTACGGACTCATACGTTCCAGAAACAAAGAAAATTGTTTGGGAGGTAGCCCCCTACCTTAAAGGTCGTGGGGTTGATCTTGGTGCAGGCTTGTTTAAAGTGCTGCCGCAAGCCATAAGTGTTGACAACGGCAACCACGAGCAGTTTAACCAATACGCACACCCAGACTTGCGCGTAGAGACTTGCGAAAAGATGGACATGCTGGCTAGCAACAGCATGGACTTTGTGTATAGCAGCCATTTGCTCGAACACATTGAAAATTGGCAAGCCGCCCTAGCCGAATGGTGGCGTATTTTGCGCATGGACGGACATTTAGCGCTGTACTTGCCGCACGCAGACTTGTACCCCCACGTAGGCACCGAGGGCGCAAACCCCGACCACAAGCATGACTTTCTACCCGAGGATATCATCAAAGAGATGGAGAAGCACTGGGGTTGGGACTTACTTGAGAACCAAGTGCGCAACGGTGGCACCGAGTGTAGTATGTTGCTGGTATTCAAAAAAATTCAAGGCCGCAAGCATCTCCAGTCTTGGGGTAATTCACGCCCTGCCAAAACCGTACTGGTCTGCCGCTTTGGTGCTTTTGGCGACCTTATGCAGTCCTCCAGCGTGTGGGCTGGGTTAAAGAAACAAGGCTACCACGTTACCTTGATGACTAGCCTACCCGGCAGCAGCATTGTCACTGAGGACCCTAACATTGACGTGCACATGGTACTGGGTAAAGACCAAATACCCAACTCAGACTTAGGCAGTTTTTGGGACTGGCAGGCCAAAAAGTACGACAAGTTTGTCAACCTATCGGAGGCCGTAGAGGGCACCTTTTTGGCGATGCCGGGGCGCACAGCCGCCAAGTTTTGGACCCCTGCGCAGCGCCATAAACTGATGAATTTCAACTACGTTGAGCACCAACACGCTATTGCGCGCGTCCCACACGACCCACAGATTAAGTTTTTCCCCACGTTGGAAGAAAAAGCATGGGCTCGCAAACAACGCGCTCGCATGGGTAAGTTTGTGGTGCTGTGGTCATTGTCCGGCAGTAGTGTACACAAAACGTGGGCGGGCTTAGACGCCATTATTGCCGCCTTAATGGTAAACTACAAAGACGTAGATGTAGTGCTGTGTGGTGGGCCAGAGGCACAGATTTTAGAGGCTGGATGGGATAAAGAACCGCGCGTTACGGCCACTTGTGGTAAATGGGCCATACGCCAGACCCTTGCCTTTGCCCAAGTTGCCGACCTTGTTATTGGCCCCGAGACCGGTGTGCTTAACGCCGTAGCTAACGAACCCATGCCCAAGGTAATATTCCTCAGCCACTCGAGCGCAGAAAACTTGACTCGCGACTGGGTAGAGACCGTTGCTTTGCAGAGCAAAGGCACTAAATGCCCGGGCCGTGGCGACGACGAAGCCCCCGCCTGCCACCTGTTACACTACGGCTGGACACAATGCGCCAAGGACGAAGAAACCGGCACCGCGCAATGTCAAGTGGACATTAGCAAAGAGGAAGTGTACTTCCACCTTGCGCAGTACATTGACCGTGCCTTTGGTAACGAATGGAAGGACGTGGCATGACCACATCAGGCAGCTATTCATTCTACGTAACGCGGGACGACATCGTACGGGAGTCACTGCTTAACATCAAAAAAATTGATGGTATTGACCCGATAGACTCCGTTGTGATGAACGACTGTGTCCGTAAGCTCAACCTGCTGTGTAAGCAGTGGATGGGTAAAACCGACTTTGCTCCCGGTCTTAAGGTATGGACGCGCAAACGGGGACACCTATTCTTGCACGCGTTTACGGGGCAGTACACTGTGGGCCCCACGGCTACGGGCTGGGCCACCAGCTACCAGCAAACCACTACCACGGCTAGCGTGGCCGCACTTGCTGCCGCGCTACCCGTAGCAAGCAGCACAGGAATTTCCGTAGGCGACAACATAGGGGTTGCACTTGATACTGGAGACCTATACTGGGGCGTTGCTTTAACTGTAATCACTGGTCTAGTTACGCTCACTGCGGGCATACCTAGCTCAGCGGCAAGTGGCAGCACCATATTCAACTACACAACCACGCCGCAGCAGCCTTTAAACATAGAGGCCGCTGTGTTGCGTGATGCGCAATACAATGACACGCCGATGAATATAATGCAATCCCGTGACTATGACTTTTTGCCCAATAAGGTAAGCCCTAGCAACTACGGCGACCCCACCGCTATTTATTACGAAAATCAACTTGGGTCCAGCTACCTGTACACCGATGTTGCCGGTAGTAACGACGTTAGCAAGCACCTAGTGCTTACCTACATGCAGCCCGTGCAAGACTTTGTTAACGGCACCGACACCCCTTACTATCCGCAAGAATGGTATCGCCCACTGTGCTGGGGCTTGTCCAAAGAGTGCGCGCCCATGTTCAACGCACCTTGGTCTCCATTGATGGAGGACTTGTTTACGTCCTCGCTAGCCATTGCTAGAGAAAAAGACCCAGAAGTGGAAACTCGGTACTTCGCACCCGGACAAGACTAATATGAGAGCAATTTCGCTATTCGGTACGGGGCTGCATGGCATATCCGAGACCATGTCCTCCGAGGACCGGCTTAATTGCTTTTACGAAGTAAAACAGAATGACGACCGCACCACTATTATTGTGCGAGGCATGCCGGGTAACTATCGGTGGATTACGCTGCCCACCACGCCCGTACAGGCACTACGCACCGTGGGGGATACACTGTATGCGGTAACTGTGTCCAATCTGTATTCTATAACCACAGCCGGTGTGGTTACAAATCTTGGCACGGTAAACGCCACTGGCGGCGCGATGATGTCGGACAACTACGTACAAGTGATTATTGTAACCGGCGTGGTAGGCTATGTGTACACAATAGCCACTAACGTGTTGACCGCTATTACGGACTCACACTTTCCACAAACCGCCACTACCGTTACGTTTTTAAGTGGCCGCTTTGTAGTAGAAAAGCCCGGCACCCGTGAGTTTTACGAGAGCGCTGCGCTTGACGGCCTAAACTGGACTTATTTATCGTTGCCCATATACGGCACTAAAGAACAGTATAGTGATGCCCTACTAGCAGTAGAAAACTTGAATGGTGTGCTTGTGCTGTTTGGCACCCGCACCATGGAATTTTGGCAAGACGCGGGGCTGAGTCCGCAGCCGTTCCAGTTAATTTCGGGTACGACGCAAGTAATAGGTTTAGTGTCCATAGTTAGCTTGGCTACGGTGGGGGCCAACTTGTTGTTCCTAGGGTCTACGGCGCAAGGCAGCAGGGCGGTGTATAGCCTTAATGGATACACGCCTAAGCGCATAAGCACCCCCGAGGTAGAGGATGTAATCAACACCTTAGCCGAAACTTACGACATTAGCACCATGGCCGCTATTGCGTATTCGGCCCATGGACATGACTTTTATCAACTTACGTTAAATGAGGTATCTACGCTGGTATATGATGCTACTGCTGGCCTATGGGGTCGGCGCACAAGTGGCACCGTGTGGCAGTGGCATCAAGCAAAGCAGGGTGCTCCGTTTAACAACAACGTAGTCTTTTATGGGTTCCAAGACGGAGACCTATATGTGATGGACGAGTTTACCTATGCCGACACCTACGGCCCTAGCGTTAACCAAGTCACAACTAAGCATTTGCGCAACGGGGGTGACGAGTTTGCCATTACCGAGCTATCTTTGCTCATGGACACGGGCATAGTGCCCCAAAGCGTTAGCTACAACATCACTATGGAGGTGTCTAGGGACGGTGGCTTTACCTACGGTAGCCCCCGTGTACGCACCGTTGGACTTGTAGGCCAGCACCCCACGCCCCGCGTTAAATGGGACCGCCTAGGCAGTGCCCGTGACTTTGTGCTGCGCTTTACAATGACAGACCCCATACCGTTTACGATTGTTGGGTCTGAAATTGAAATGGCGACCGCAAAATGATAACTAACCCCCCAGTTGACCAACCTGTACTAGATAAGACCAACAATGGCCTTTTTAGTATGCCGTGGCGGCTGTGGCTTTCACAATTCAACATAGTTGCCACCTCGCTAACTACGGTTAGTGATGTTACTGGCACAGCGCCCATAACGTCTACGGGCGGCACTACTCCGGCAATAGGCATACCCAAAGCCAACGCTGGTGTAAACGGCTACTTGTCCTATACGGACTGGACTACATTTAACAACAAAGTTACGTCGGTAAGTGGGGCAGCACCTCTTGTATCGTCTGGCGGAACAACTCCCAATCTCAGCATTCCTGCGGCCAGCAGCAGCGTAAACGGTTACTTGACATCAACTGACTGGACTACCTTTAACAACAAAGGGTCAGGTACGGTTACCAGCGTAGCTGCTTTGACACTTGGAACTACCGGCACCGACCTAAGTTCTACAGTTGCAAATAGCACTACAACGCCAGTCATTACGTTGAATGTGCCTACAGCATCTGCCACCAATCGTGGCGCGTTGAGTGCTGCGGATTGGACTACTTTTAATAATAAAGGTTCGGGTACGGTTACATCAGTCGCTACCGCAGGCACGGTAAACGGACTTACGTTGACTGGTGGCCCAATTACAGCCTCTGGCACTGTTACCCTTGGCGGTACGCTTGACCTTTCTAGCCCACCAGCAATTGGCTCTACGGCGGCAAGCACAGGTGCATTTACAACTCTTAGCGCATCATCCACGGTTAGTGGTACAGGATTTAGCACTTATCTTGCAAGCCCACCGGCTATTGGTGGCACTGCGGCTGCTGCGGGTACGTTTACTACGCTGACGGCTACAGGGCAGACATCTTTGGGTGGTGCTGCTGGTAGTGAAAGTTTTAGGGCGTTAACACTTGCAAGTTCGGTTAATTGGCTTGAAGCAAAAGGTTCTATTACTGGTGCTGGAGCATCTGCAATTCCAACATTGTTTGTAAACGGCACAGATACGAATACACAGTTGGGCATAGGCGTAAAAGGAACTTCTGGATATATTAAGTTTTTTACTAGTGGTACTGTTGGTACAGAACAAATGCGTATTTCAGCTACAGCCTCCGCTGTGAATTACGTTCAAATTACGGGCGCTTCAACAGCAAGCAAAATAGTTGCTATTTCTGCTCAAGGTTCAGACACAGACGTTACTTTGTCGTTATCGCCTAAGGGGGCAGGAACAATTAGATTTGGCACATACACGGCAAGTGCTTTGCTTGCAGTTGCAGGCTACATCACCATTACTGAT